TAATCGCTTCATCTATAATCCGTGCGATCTCCATATTCTTCTTCCTCTTCATCAACGTCCGCATATGCGTCTGCCACGAAGGGTCCTCGTTTGCGTAAAGGTTCTCGTCTGACATAATCAGTCTCGACATTGACTGCCGACATCCAAACAGCAACCTTCATCATAATGAATATGATCCCGACAGGGGCTAAACAAAGTAGAAGTTTTGCACTCATTCATCGACATCCATGTAGCGAAATTTGTAATCTAATACTGCTTTATATAGTTCGTCTCTAAGTATGCGTAAGTGCTCTTGCTCCTCATAGGGACGAGCAGGAGCACCTGGCCATAATCTTATTGTTTCCTTTACGCAGTGATAGAGCAGGTAAATGTCTTCAATAGTCCATTCATACCCGAATGTGCCTTCGTTGTCATTCGGATCGAATTCCATGTTTTTTTGTGAATGGTTCCCAGTGCTCCCAACCATATTTATGTACCGCCCACATTCCTATGATAGGAACGAAGACTAGGCACCATGCCATGATCCCTACTCCATATGGGTTGTTAAGTACAGTCCCACAGAATCTAGCAAACTCTAACATTATAGGAAGTATTTTAATAGAATGTCTATACGCTCTTGCTCGTGAGCAATGATATCTAATTGGTCTTGAATGGCAGCAAGCACATCAGGATGCTCGCCAATTCCTACTGGATTCTTAAGGTAGATCTCAATATTAAGTCTTGCCTTTTCGATGTTACCTTCAGCATCGATCTGAAGTGCTTTAAGAATTTCGTTTCTCATAATTAATCTCTAATGATAGTAAGCATTGTCTAATCCCCATGTAATAGAATACACTATTACTCCCAGAATCGCAATTGCTTTTGTCCACACCATTTTACCCATGGATCCTCGTTGTGCAGGCAAGAGTCAGGATGTACCCACCCACTATTTAATTCTTTTAGTCTTTCCTTGAGGTGCTTATTTTCGAGTTTCAACATATAAATTTGGTGCTTCAGTTTATCGATCGAGGTCATAACGGTTTTTCCAAATCTCCAAGAAATACCTGTCTACTTGATAGAGATCAGCAGTAGGTGGTGGCACTCTATCTATGTCTTCAGACCAACACGTACAGATATCTCGCATCTCTAAAGTGATACCGTCAGGTCGAAACATCCTCCCGAAGGAGGACATTGCAAATGCGAAACGCATTCTAATGCGCTGTTCCATTTCCTGAGTAGGCGTCGCTTTCATAATAGATATTCTCACCTTTTCGTAACCCGAAATATATTGTGGATAATACAAAGGGTAGTGATCCGAAAAGTAAGACATGGGCGAAGGTCATGGTGCTAACGAGCGAAAGATTTTTCTACATGTGTCGATTGCAACTCTTGACCCAAAGACATTGGAGTAGATATATGCAATGCCCAACTTGGAGCAATACAATTCCAACTCTTGACATGATTTTACATCAGAGCTGCTGAGGTCAATGAGGACATCTCCCTCAACTAACAGTGGCAACAATTCGTCAAGTGTGTGCTCGACATTCTCAGGTGGGATGCAGAGCATAAAGATACCAGACTCTTCAAAGAGGACTGACTCTCCAGACTTAACTCCATATACCATCTTCTTTTTGATCTGCTCAACCAGAAGTGGGATGCTAGTGGTGCATCCACTAATGTATCCAGCATCATACTGCTCACTAGATAAATCGTAATTCTGTTGATAAGAAAATACGTCGATCTCATCCTGCATCATACGGCGAGAAATGTCCTCACCCATACGACCCAGAGTAATCATCCCAACTTTCATAGTGTCAGCCTGTGGTGTTTGCAGATTCCCAGTCCTTCTGGAATAGATCAAGTCCCTCACGGGTCAAGACGTGATCATACATCTTCCAGAAGATCTTGGGTGGCATAGTAACGGTACTAGCACCATAAGTATAGCACCTTGAGACGTGATGCACATCCCTCAGGGACGCTGCAAGGATCTCTGTAGGCATCATCTGCACACTGAATGCATTAGCGATTGCACGGACCAACTCAATGCCACTGAATGAGTTATCATTACAGCGACCAATGAAAGGAGACACGTATGCTGCTCCTGCCTTTGCCGCTAGCAGTGCCTGTGCTACTGAGAAGATGAGAGTTACATTAACCTTAATGCCTTGATCTGAGAGGATCTTACATGCCTTCAGTCCCTCTACAGTGCAAGGGACTTTGATTGTAACTGCTTCACCTAGTGGGAAGTAAGTTTTTGCTTGCTCAATCATTTCGTCAGCTGTCTCGGCAACCACCTCCGTGGAGACGCTGATAAGGTCTGGACATTCTTTAAGTAGTCTTGATGCTACATTATAAAGGGTGTCACCCGATCTCAAAATCAATGTCGGATTTGTGGTGACGCCATCAATCAACCCCGTGCTGTATGCCTTCTTAATTTCAGAGACATCAGCAGTATCTAAAAAGATTTTCATAATTTAGTTAACGTGAATAACGCCTGTCATACCAGCGCCTTGGTGAGGACCACAAAAGAATTCATAATCGCCTGCATCTGCAAACGTAATCTCCTGAGTTTCTCCAGGATTGAACATGAGTGATTCTCTGCTGAGGTCAGCACGACCTTCAACAATGATGTTGTGTGGGGGGAGCATACCATTTGTAAACGTGATGGTGTCCCCAGCGGAAATTGTAATATCGTTAGGCTCAAAAATGAGATTTCCGTTTGATCCCATTGTAACTTCTACTGCCCACGTTGGCAACGCGAGGAATAACGAAGCAAATAAAACTATGAAAAACTTCATATGCTATTTGTGTAACTGTAGTTATGTAGGGGGTTTATCCCCCATAACCACCCTCAAATGTCAAGGTCTCGTAACTGTTTCATAGCGTCAGTTTTGCCCTTCAACATGCCGTCAATATACCCTGCTCTATACTCCCAAGTCTGACCACCTTCTTTCCCTTTCTTGGGATTGATGCATTGTGCATCACCATACTTATTACATACCAGACCAGCAAGATCCAACTCTGAAGAGTCAGATGATGCTCCAGTCCCACGCCAAACATGGACGCCATTGATCCACGTAGCACCACACTTCTCGCACTCTTTACGTTCCAACTTAAAGTCGGACAGTTCTTTAGTCATGATTTAACAATTCCAAGCTCTAAGTGATTTGTTTATTCTACTATCTGGATCGCTCGCTGTCTTCTTAGATGTGAGTTTCCTCTTCATCCCACTCATTCGCGCACAAAAACTCGCTCTACGAGGGTTCCCAACTTTCTTTGAAGGTGCCTTAAGATCGCTTCCTGGGTTTTCACGCTCATACGACTTCCGCCCTTTTTCATTTAGTCCTCCTTCAGAGTTTTTGCCTGACTTTTTCTGCCAGTCTTCAGTAATGAATTCATTAAAGGATTTCATTCTTCTGTATTGTTAGGGTTATTGGCACAATTTGCCTCGTGCTTTTCCAACCACGTCTTAGGACGCTGGTGTCCAACAGGCACCGTGATGCCACAGTAACGACACTTCTTAGTTTCAGCCATAATGATAAGCTCCTTTAGTAGTTTTCTTAGGTAGTTTGCCACCTCTAGCTTTGGTGCCAGAAGTTTCACCATACCCTTCAGGGTGTTTGCCTGCTTTAGTCTTACCAATAGAGTCAGACTTTGCCTTGCTACCCTTCTCAGTATAGTGAAGTTTAGCAGACTTGTCCTTGTCCTTGGTGATCACGGATTCTTGACCGTGCTTGCGTCCCATGCGACGCATAACTTTACCGAATCTGCGCTTGCTCATCTTATCAGGTTTTGAGGTCTGATAGGACACTTCGCGTCCAGTTTCTCCACTGTCATACTTATACTCACCGACACCTTTCTTGTGTCCGATGCCATGCTTCTTTAGATCCTTTTCGAGTCCTTTACGACCCTCACGATTCTTTTTTTCGTCGGACCCCCTGTCAGCACTGATGTGTCCAGTAACCTGAGTCTTTGACTTATGCATCATGCGACCAGTGGCATTACCTTCTGCAAGGAATGCACTGAATGAAAGTGTAGTCACTTCCTCACGCTTGATACCACCAATCTTATCGATTGCTTTACCGATTGCCTTACCGATCTTGTCGCGCTTACGCTCTTTGGGTTTGACGTTAGCACCTGCCTTAGCAAGACGCTCACGAGCAGTGCTACCACTCTTCATATAAGAAGATGCACCAGACTTTGCTGCCTTCTGACGCTTGGAATAGTCCATGTAGGACTCACCCTTCTTCAGTTTCTTGGGATCTTCTTTTGGTTTAGATGCTGCAGCACGATCTTCACGAGCACGAGCATTAGCACCAGGACCACCCAACTTACGATCCTTCTCAGGATCTGGATGCCACATGTCAGCACGCTCAATGACAGTCTCTTCACCCATTCTGCGTGCTACGTTACGAGCACCACGAGACAGGGATCTTGCACCAGCACCAACTGCTTTCTTGATACCACGCTTCAGTTTGCTACCAATTCTGCTGAGCAGACCAGGCTTCTTAGGACCTGAATCGCTGCTGCTAGAAGAGGAGTCACTGCTGCTAGAGGAAGAAGAAGATGAAGTAGTGGGATTAGAAGGGGTAGTCTCAGAATCGGAAGACGATTGGGTGGACTTGTAACCACTCTTAGCGGCACTACCCATGTCTTTCGCGAGATTTTTCGCGTGTCCTGCTGCCTTACCAGCAACTTCAGCACCCTTGACAGCACCTTTACGTGCCAGTTTAGCGCCAGTCTTAAGACCAGACTTCAGTGCAGACCCAACCTTCTGAGCAGCACTCTTAACTTTGGCAAGTTTATCGGATCTCGATGAAGATCCACTTCCGATACGACTCCTTGCTTCAGCACCTGCATCCTTACCAGCACTCTGACCTTGACCAGAAGCAGCAGATGCCTTGTCCTTCAAGCGAAGAGCATTGACCTTAGCAGGACTGGTGACCTCAGTAAGTAAACTCAGTGAGTAGTCAACAGACTCACAGAGCATCTCTGTGACGTGATCAATATCTCTACCTTCTGCCATCTCCTCAACGAAGACTTCTGCCACGATCTCTTCAATAAGAGTATCGCTAAGGAGTGAAACCTCCCAATCATTCAACTCAGCAAAGATATCAACTTGATCGAAGACACCTTCTTTCTGTAGTTTGGCAGCTCTCTTTGCCTTAGTCTTAGCAAGGATGCGTGCCTTTGCATCAGAAGCATCTTGCTTGGAAATCATTTTCACTGCGCCAACCTTCTGGTCAACGTCACCAGGAGCATAACCTTCCACTTCAAGAGTCTTAGGATAATCCTTGTCACCTTTCTTAGCAGGTTTTTCACCACGCTTACGCTTGGCATGAATGTTTGCCCAGAGACCTTTCTTACCTTCTTCCAGGTCAGTCTCTTCTTTCTTAGTATTCATGATGGCACCCTTGCCATGCTTAGCAGTGATGTCTGCCTTCACTTTCTCAAGTGCAGACATACCATCGTAGTTGGATTTCTTCTTACCAAATGTATTTGGTTTACCAACAGGTGCTTTACTACTACGAGCTCCCATACCACCACGCTCTAGTTGGCGGTCTTTCATCCTGTCGTAGTCTTCCTCACTGAGGGCAGCGATTTGTGAAAAGGATTTCATGTGCTTCTCTTTCTTTAATTAGTGTGATCAACCACCAACCACTTGGACTTGCTCGACTACAACGTCGGCTCCTCCAGCAGTGAGTTTAACTGCACGCTTAAGTGCGGGGACAGTGCCTGCTGCAACCTTTGCAGTGCCCAGAGCATAATCAGCACTCGCTGCACTACTGTCATAGTCAGTAGTGATTGTGGTATCAGAAATTGCAGTTACTTTCTTACCACCAGATCCAGCAGATACAAAATCACTTGTAAACGCTGCATCACCGTTTGCTTCAGTTGCAATGAAGTCACCAACGGCAAACTTGTGTGCGGGGGTGCCACCACCAAGGACGGTGATAACAGCAGTTGCTGCATCAGTCATCGCATTGATTTGGGCATTCTTTGCTTTACCGCAAGACAGGAGCAGTGCTTCACCTGCTGCAAGCGTTACGGCAGGACCGTCATCAATCTTAATTGTTGATGCGGATGCTGCATAGCAGCGGAGGACACCTGACTTCACCACAACGTAGCCATTGCCACTTGCAGAAATGGTTTGGGTGTCAATGACATTTAATACTGACATTGTTAATACGTACTCCTACGATTCTATTTATCGCGTTGTTGTTTTAGAAACTTGGCGAGATCTGCTGTGCTACCTACAAACATTGTATTATTTGTAGTGTTAACTTCTTTGGACTTTTTGGGATTTTCTATATCGTTGACTTTCTTTTGAAGATCTACGAGTTTATCCGCCACGTCGCCAACGTGCTTGATCAATTGACCAGCAACCTCAAACGCACGAGGTTGATCGGATTGTTGTGCTAACTCAAGAATTCCATCTACTGCTTCCTGACCTTTTTCAATCAGGGAGTATAGATTGCCACGAGTATACTCATAGTCTTTCTTCAGTTGATCCTGACTAGAGACGGGATTCTCTACAGGCACAATAGGTTCAGGTTTTGCTTCAGGGACGATTTCGCTAGCGACATCGAGTGCTTCCTCAATGCCGTCAAACTTACTCGTCTTGTCCTGTGACTGGGTTGTAATCTTTTGCATCGACATAATGAGATGAGAACTCGGAGAATCCAAAATCGTCCGTAGGATCTGCATTGAGCGGATCTGGTTGGACGGTGTAACGCAATTCCCGTGGTGCCTGACGGTCCACAGTAGTAGCGTAGTCCACCTGGACTTTCTTGATGACTTCGCCTGTTGCGTCGTTTACAGGACCGTACAGGTAGGTCTTAGCAACGAATTGCAGCGTATATACAAGTGTGCGACGTGTGTCGTAATCACCCTCATATTCATCGCTGTAATCCACTGACGTAAGAGTCACAGGATAGTCTCTTTTCTCACCGAGATCTGGGACCAGATTCATGGTGAGGTTAAAACTTGGTTGGAAGTATGGAAGAATCTGCTCTAGGATTTGCAGAGAGTCATCCTGATTCTTTGCAAGGATTGCTAATTCAAAATTGATGTTATATGGCACGGGCATGAATGCCTTTGTATTAGTGCCGTCGCCCTTAGTATTTCTGATCGCAGAGATAGGTGACAACTTCCTAGTAGGATCATAAGAGATACCACCGATCTCAAACGAAACTCTAGGGAGTGTGATCTGTGCCTGATCTTGTGTGGACAGGTCACCTACTTGACGGAGACGTGCCAAGAATTTTTGCTTAGGACCATATGCAAGGGGCACCTTCATAACTTCAGTCTTCGATCCCTTAGTGCGACGAAGCTCGATGTTATTAAACAGTGTGCCAAATCCGACAACTGTCTTTCTTATAATCTCGTGATATGTGTAAGTGCCTAGCATTACAGAGTGCCTCCAGAATTACCAAACTCACCGAAGGGATTAACCTCAGTAAAGTCCAGAATGCCATCTGCCTGTGTCTCGATAGTATAGTTAGTATCGATCGTGTCAGAAGTATTCACATTATTTAGGGTGTTGTAGTTTGCACTTGTCCAGGATGCACTAGACACATCTCCAGTGATGGTCTCAGGAATGGTGAATCTACCGTCACGATTGATGACGATCAACTTACCAGTAGCAGAGTCCCAAGACTTCACATCAGCGGTAGTATTGGAGGTACCGCCCGTAACAGTCTCACCAACGGTAAAGTCTCCTGTCCCACCTGCAGACATGGTGACGGTGATAGCGTTGGCAAAGTTGAGCTCAATAGCATCGACCTCTGCGACGCCAGTGTCGAAGTCTTCATCAGAGTATTCAAAGAGCTCACAACGTAAACCCCAGACATGAATCTTTCCGAGTTGATAGAAGGGTATCTCGTGCTCAACGAATTGGATCTCGAAAGTTTTGTTAGCAAGGGGGAAATGTATGAGGTCACCTTCATTGGGTCGTCCTTCTACTATAAGTGTATGGTTGTCGTCTACTACTTCAGTAAACCTAGTGCGTGAAATAATGAATGTAACTTGGTCGGAGATTCTGACTCCGAATTTGCTAAACATGTCACCGTCGCCACGAAAACCGTTAGCGTCTTCAATGTATGCTTCTAGAAGATATGCACCATCAAATTTTGATAACGTATCTTCTCCGAAAACAGTGTCTTCATTAACTAACGTCCTCGGTATATAGTAGACATCCTTACCGAACATCTTAATCTGCTCGACCACTAGATCTCCTACAAGATCTTGCTCGCCTGTTGTGCCTTGAGTGAAGAAACTATTAGTTGCCATGTTATCCGATCATGTCTAGAGGTGGTAATTCCCATTCGGTGCGTAGTTTCTCTTCTAGTATCTTGAGCTCATCTACAGCATCGTTATAAATCATCTCACCATTTAGAGACACGCCACCTGGCATTTGGACTCCAGTAAATTTGGTAAGATTGCTTCCCCATTGCTTTTTAATTTTGGCAGAGGCATAATCTTTGACCCACATCTGATTGTAAATCTCTGTCCATGTGTCTGGATTTAGAGCACGATATGCGTGGATAACAATATACTGACCAACCAAAGCATCCATTGACCAGTCAAAGTCAATATACAATCTATCTTGCACAGCACTATATCTAACTGGTTTCATGCCTTCCAACAGGAAGTCAATAGTTTCCAGGTGCTGCTGGACCATGTAGTAATTATAAAACTGAGTAGACGTGAAGTCATACAGATCATTCAGTCTCATCTGATAACGAATATCAAACATATTCCTGGTGCCCTTATCGGTAAAACCGAAGAGACCTTCTACTGAGAGAATATGCTCAGGCATTTCAATATACCCATTTGCCTCTGCCCAGATATCATTACCACCATCAGACGTTGAGTTTGTGTTGGTCTTTGCTCTGTCAATGACATCCTGTGTCAACAGATGTTTCAGATAAACTTTCTCACATCCATCATAATGAAACTGTTGAAATTTTTGTATCGTGTAGTCGATAGCATCATCAATCTGATCATCGGAGACATTGATCTCCAAGACTGGTTTACCCAGTCTACGGAGGCAGTACTCCTTCAATTCTGCTTTAGAGGTAGGTTTTGCCATTTGTTATTAGAGAGCAGCGATTGCAGCCTTGAATGCTGCGAAATCAGCAGCACCCGCAGCGACGGTCTTGAGAGTTGCGAGGGTAATAGTCTCTGCCTGTAGTGCAGAGTCAGCAGTTGCACCTTGTGCAGCAGTTGCATAATCAGTCGATGCTGTTGCAGCAGCAGTGCCAAGGGTGGGTTTACCCGTCAGATCTGCGTATGCTCCAGAGAATAGCGAAGGTTTGCCAGTCAGATCTGCATAGGCACCCGAGAAGAGTGTGGGCAGATTAGTAAGATCATTGTAAGATCCACTGGTTGCTACGGTTGCCAGATCTCCTGGTTGTGTAGCAGAAGCAGCAAGTGTGCCTTGGGCGGCAGTGGCATAAGCAGTCGCATCAGTAGTAGCAGCAGTGCCAAGATCTCCTGGTTGAGTAGCAGAAGCAGCGAGTGCGCCCTGTGCAGCAGTTGCATATGCAGTTGCATTAGTGGTAGCAGCAGTGCCAAGACCCAAAGCGGTGATCGCTGCTGAGGCACGGGCATCAGCACGAGCGTCTGTGTAGTAGAGGTTAGTGCCCTCTGCCAGGTCACTCGTAGACTGGTTGCTCAGGTCAAGGTTTGTGCCAACATTCAGTGCAATACGAGTATCAGCAAGTCCATTTACTTGTGAATCAGTGCGCTGAGTGAAGGATAAGACGCCAGTAGAAGCGTTATAACCGAGATCGCCACTAGCACTAAATGCACCCCTAGCGCGAGAATTGGTAAAGAAGATATTGGTTGATCCTTCTGTGACATTATCAGTATCAATATCAGATTGGGTAACAGATAGGGTGCCGCTATTATGCTCAATACCAGTGCCATACGTGAAGTGTGACCTTGTGCGTGCAGCAGTGGTGAATAGGGCATTAGACCCTTCTGTGATGTTGTCAGTGTTGATGTCGCCCTGAGTTGCACTCAGAGTCAGGATATTACCTGCATCATCATATGTAGCAGTGATACCAGTGCCACCTGAGATCAGAGCGTTAACTCTGTCATCAACTCTCTCATTAGTGAAGTAGAGGTTAGTGCCCTCTGCAAGATCATCAGTATCGTGGTTGGCGATACTACCAACCTGTGACTGGAAGAAGGTCAAAGCACCAGTAACATTCAAGTTACCCTGAATCTCAAAGTCAGTAACTGACTTAAAGTTAGTAACCTGAAGGGTGTTAGTGCTTGGGTTGTAGGTAAGGTTTTGTGAGTCTGTGCGGACCTCAGTGAATCCGTTGTTAGCAGAAACGAATGCAGGGAAGTAAGTCAGGTTAGAAGTTGCTGTCTCAGTAACATCAACCAGATTTGACTTGTCTGCAGTACCTGTAAGGTCACCAGTTACATTACCAGTGATCTGTCCAGTAACACCCAGCGTGCCACCCATGGTGGTGTTGTTTGTTACGTCAAGACTTCCAAGGGTGCTAAGACCAGTGATCTCGGCGTTACCTGAAGTGGAGTTAAGTGTAATCTTGTCAGTGCCACCACCATTCTGCAACTTGAGGGTCTTAGAAGCACCACGGAGGACCACGCTGTCCTTAAACAGTGAGGTGCTGTCAACCGTCAGTGTGCCATCCAGTTGCTGATTACCATCAACATTCAGATCAGAATCAAAGTCAACATTCTGTGTAACTTGCAGAGTATCATCAATGATTGCTCTACCCGCAACGTCTAGGGTGCCAGCAACAGTAACGTTACCTGTTGATCCTTGGACGATAAACTTATTAGTGTTAACAAGGATCGATCCACCAACGTTGACGTTAGAAGTCGTGTTAACAGTAGCAATGTTTGCTGTAGTAGCAGCAACTGTGGCAGAGGTGATTGTGCCGTCTGCAGTGATGTTACCTGTAGCACCGAAGAAGGTGATGGTTTCATTCTGGTCAGGTCCGATGAATACATCTTGACCGAAGTAAGAATCTTCATAGACTGCGATACCACCGTTAGGGACCATCAGTGCTGCGTTAGCAGTCAGACGATCAGCAGTAGCGTTGACGTTAAGTGTGACCTTCTCAGCGAATGCAGCAGTGCTAGTGACTGCCAACGTGCCTTCCACCAGACCGTTACCAACGGTAGCGAAGTTACCAGTTGCAGAGGCAACAGTAAACTTATCAGTAGTGCCAGAGCGGACAGCGAAGTCAGCATCAACATCTACAAGACCATTCAACTCTGTGCGTCCACCAACAGTCAGTGTGCCAGAAGTATCCTGATTACCATTGTGATCAATGTTATCGTTGACAGTCAGCAGACCTTCAATCTGAGTTGTGCCAGCAATAAAGGTGTTACCGTTGTCAGTGTCAACAGTGAATCTGTCAACCAGAGAAGATCTGATGACAAAGTTTTCGTTAGTAGCATCAATCAGCAGAGTGTCATTGACAGTCACCTGATCAGATACGACCAGAGTGCCACTGACTGTAGCGTCATCAGTAATGTTGACCGTGCCACCAGCAGAGTCAAGGACAAGGTTACCAGCAGTGGTGTCAATCTCGTTAGAAGCAGCAACACCAATTCTTACAGCATCAGCAGTGATGTCTGTAGAGGTAATAGCAGCATTAAAGGTTGACGTTGCATTGACTGTCAGAGTGTCGCCAGAAGCGTTACCCAGAGTTGTGTTGCTATCTACCTGAAGGTTGCCATCAACCTCGGCGTTGTCTGTAATGTGGACCTTTCCATCAGCGGAGTCGAGAATGAGGTTACCAGTTGTGGTACTAATCTCATTGTTAGCATCGACCCCGATCTGGATCGCGTCGGCGGTGATGTCAGTACTGGTGATTGCTTGGTTAAATGTAACCGTGCCAGTAACGGTGTGGTTATCTCCTGCCTGGTTGCCAATAGTAGCGTTACCATCAACAGTAAGAGTGCCATCGATTTGAGTATTGCCGTCAACATTTAAGTTACCATCTACGTCAGCATTGTCTGTGATATTAACAGTGCCGCCTGCAGAATCAAGAATCAGGTTACCTGAAGAGGTGCCGATTTCATTTGCAGCATCTGTGCCAACCTTAAGGTCGCGAATGTTAAGTCTTGCAGCAGCAGTCAGTGCTTGGTTAAACTGGACTGTGCCGTTAACAGTGTGAGAGTCACCTGACTGGTTACCAATCTGTGCATTACCATTGACATTGAATGTGCCGTTGGCAAATGTATTACCAGTCTGTGCATCTACAGTAAATGTAGTGGAGACTGCAAAGTCATCGGTGACATCCAGAGTGCCAGTGATGTCAACGTTACCCCCGAAGGAGCCATTGTCGGTAACAAAGAGATCGTCTCCCACATAAAGATCGAGACCGATACCAACACCGCCACCAACGATGAGAGCACCAGAAGAGGCGTTAGTTGCATTGGTTGTATCAAATAGTTTAATAGATCCAGCGTCAAGACCTGATCTTGTGCCACTGAATGCTTCACTGGAGTTGGTTGCGTTGTGATAGAGAGCATATCTTGCAGCACTCACATCCCAACCGAAGAAACCAACACGAGCAGTCGAGTCGTAGTATCGGAATTCGACACCACGATCTTTAGCATCCGACTGGGTAGGAGCAGTGTCTCCACCTAAAGTAATGACAGGATCATCCAGCGTCACTACTGTGCTGTTAACTGTAGTCGTAGTTCCGTTAACTGTCAAGTCCCCTTGAATAATGGCATTGCCATCAATGTCAAAGTCACCGTTGATAGTAACGTTATCAGTGAATGTAGAGACAGCGTTGACTGTCAAGACATCGGTATTTACATCACCGATAGTGGTCAGAGGACCATTGATTGTAAACCGCTCATTAAATGTAGCGTGACCATGGACAACGATAGCACCATCAGTAGCGTTACCCTGACCAACACGACCGATGGTTGTGAAACCAGACTCGCCAAGGACAGAGAATTCAACGTTGTCGTTAGTGTTGACCTTACCAATGTAGAAGTCATCGCCAACATGCAGGTCTTGGACAATACCAACACCACCAGCAACTCTCAGTTGGGCATCAGCATCATCTGCAAAGGATGCGTTGTGTGCTGTGCCACCACCCAGATAGGTGCGGTATAGGACATCAACGTTATTAAGCAGGGAAGGACGGGTGCGAGCAGTGCCAGCATCCTTGACGACCAGACGGTCTGCCAGATAGATGTCACCACCAACACGGAGATCCTTATCCATGTTAACGCCACCAGCGAAGGTAGCATTACCACCAGTGCTTAGAGTGATATCAGCATCAGTTTCAGCAATAGCGATATTGTTAGTGCGCTCAAAAGTGTTGACGCCCCCAACATTAAGACTACCTTCGATATCTGTATTGCCATTTGTGCTCAGGATACGGAATGTTTGATTGCTGCCATTAGTAATAGTGAGATACTTACCAGTGACATCCATCAGGAAGTCATTGTGGAAGACCACATCATCGTCAACGTCGAGTGTTGCGTTGAAGGTTACATCACTATCAACATTAAGAGTCGAATCAAAGTCAACACCTTGGACTACGTGTAGTGTCCCTTGGACATCAGTATTACCGTTATCAGAATCAACAGTAAACTTATTGACTGATCCAGCAGTGCGGATAATAAACTCTTTGTTATCCGCAGTGAGGATAAGATTATCTGTAATCTCAGTCTCAAGTTGAATGTCCAGGGTGCCTTCGATAACTGTGTTACCAGTTGCACTCTCGATAGTAAACTTGTCAGTGGTATTGTTTCTAACAGCGAAGTTGGCATCGATGTCAACTGTGCCGTCAATCTCAACGTTACCAAGAAGGTGAGTCGTGCCACCGACGTTAAGATTCTCAGAGATACCTGTGCCACCAGTCACCACCAAGGTGCCAGTTGCAGGTGTCTTCCAAGTAGAAGAAGTGCCTGTAGTTAGTCTGAGGTTACCAGCAATGAGAGGAGCGTCAGTGCCAGTGTAGACTTCAGAGGTGTTAGTCGCATTGTAGAGGAACCTATACCCGCCAGTGCCAGACCAAATGTTAGAGTCTGCATAGTCTTCGTCCCAACCATAGAATCCGAATCGCTCTTGACTATCATAATACCTAAATTCAATACCACGGTCTTTGTTATCATCTGTTACTAACGTATCCTCACCACCCAGCGTCATGATGGGGTCTTGGATAGTCACAACAGTTGAGTTGACAGTGGTTGTCACACCATCAACAGTCAGGTCACCACGAATACGGACGGTGCCAGTAAGGTCATCGTCATCATTAGGATCCAACACCATGATGGCATTGGTTGTAGAGATAACGTTGTCCTGAATATGGAAATCTTCAATGTTGACTCTGTGGTCAACGTCAGTCACGTTAATAGTGATGTCCTGATCAGCAGTCAGGTTGAAAGTTGCATCTCCAGCACCAGCATTGGTGACGTTGATGTCCATGGAGCGGTTTGTCGCTTCATTGACTTCAAGAGCAATCTCTAGATTTCCCGAGGTTCGCTTAATGAACTGGTCGGTTTTTGTAACATCAAGAGTAATGTTACCACTGATGGTAGTATCGAGGTTAATGTCAACAGCGCCAGTGAGAGATGATCCACTGGTGGCACTACCGTTACCGTCAGCGTCATCAGCAGCAATAGCAGGATAGGAGTTACCCTGACCCAGAATTCCAGGTTGGAAAGGATACTCACCAGTATCGTAACCAACGATACGGAATACGCTACCGCCAGTTCTGTTGTTAATGTTAATATGATTAAGCTTGGTAATGCCATGATAAGCATTATCAGTCGTCCTTTCGGGGTCCAGCTCAAAAGTTTCAGTAGCATTTTGATCCGTAAACATCAAATGCCCCAGTGATTGCAACTGGGAGTTTTCAATGGCGTTAGCCGCAATCGTTACATGACCGTTAGCATCTACGTTGAAGTCTTCCTGGTCGAAACTCGCAAGACCCTTTTGCTCGACGGTATCAGTACCCAGGTCTCTCCATCCACCTTGATCGTCTGCATCACCACCTTGGATGTTGTGGGAGGGCTCTCCGAGTCCTGACCCGATATCCCTAATAGCCGCTTGGTAGACGCGACCGTTAGTAGCAATAACCTTTGAAAATCTAGGATACGCAGTAGCGTTATCGTAAGTGGTGAAAGATGTTCCATCCTTTGCTCCCTCAGTTGCCGTAGCAATCGGTGAGGTATTAGCATAAGTCAGGCGACCATATCTGTCAACTTGGAGGTTAACAGTGTTGACTGTCTGCTCACCAGTTGTAGCACTGATCAAAGGATTGACCAGAGGATCCATTGAGTTGAGGGTATTATATCTACCCACCACAACTGTGGTATCTGCTAGGTCAATGAATGGGTTAGAAGACTGAGCGTTACCATTCTGTACAATGATACGCCCACTACCACCAGTGATGGTGCGGTTTACTAAGGTGCCTTCAGATTGACGAGAGATGAAACCGAAACCTGACATATCTGCCAGAGAGGTCAAATCACTATCTAAAGGTTGTGCGTCACCAATACCATACTCAGCAAGAGTGCCAGGTGTCTCAGCATCGATAATACGACCACGAGAGTCCACCGTGATACGGGTGTAGGTGCCAGTTGCTGCTAGGTCATTCTCATCGTAGTGAGGCAATGCCACCACATAATTCAATTCAGCAGTAATGGTCAGGTTTGAGGATCCATCAAACGTGCCAGCACCAGACATGTCACCACCCAGGGCGATCTGTCGTGCGTTTGCCAATCGGGTTGCTGTAGCAGCGTTACCGACAAGAGAAGCAGTAATTGCACCTGCCTCAAAGTTACCGTCAGCATCTCGTTTAACAAGAGTGTTAGCGGTATTTGATTCCGTCTCGATCGGTCTCTCATATTTCAGAGAGTTCCATGCCGTGACACCATCACCGATTTTGATACGAGAAGTATCAATTTCGATGCCTAACTCACCTTGAGCGAGAATAGGGTTGACGTTTGCCCACTGCTGAGCACCGTCACGTCTTAATTGAATTCTATTTGCCATTGCTTAAAAGGATCCTAGCACAACAGTTAGTCTGTCTGACTTATTTATGTCACGAAAAACCCCCCTTTCGGGGGGTAGGGGTCAAGTAGTTTCCAGGTCGTCGGGATCAATAGTCCCGTCTGGACGTGGCTCAACTTCTTCTTCAGTTGGTGGATTGAGATACTCTAGAGTCTCAATAGCACCCAAAAGTTTTAGAGCGGTAGCTTCATTGCTCTTAATCTTGTCTGCCATCTCGCGGTTGTCCTTCAAAAGACCCTGGTAGCGAGTTTTGAATTGATCGAGCAATTCCTCTTGTGAGGCAGTTTCAGTCACATCAGCTGGCATTGTTGTCTCCGTGTAGTAATGATTTAAGTAGGTTTTTGATTTCACCGATATCCGATTTTAACTCAGATACCTCATCTTGTAAAGTGTTTAACTTCTCCTCTTTCTTGGATCGACGGGTGAATGCCGCCATATAGTTATCATACTCTGACACATTACAATTTACAATTGCATTTGAATCAGGGTCACGATACCAACCTTCCCTGCCCTCGACAGGGATTAGGTCTTCTTTGAAAGGTCTGATGTAATCAGATTCGCTTGACATATCCAAGAATAATTATTATAATAACCGTGTTAGGTTGCAAGAGCAATGGATCTAAGATCAGCTATGAGTGGTACTCGTGCTTGGTTTTTAGATCTCATAACAATCTTCACTTGGAAGGCGTTAAAGTTAAGTCCCCTTGCTTCATATGTATAATCCTTCCAGAGGTATTCTTCTGTGGGAGTTGTATCATATGCTTCACCCAAGTTTTGATTGGAAGTGGGAAGACCCATTTGTGTCCAACCAATAGTATTAGGATCAGTAGCATCACCAACCTTGAATGCCTTGTAGTAGATACGAAGCTCGGTAGCAGGGTGACGGGTGACTTGGAAATCAATCTTCAGTGAGCGTGCTTCTCTACCCAGACGTGCGAGACGTGTGATATAGACAGCATCGTTTTGATCACCGATTGCCAGAGTAGAAACATCTTGATCTCTATCGATCTGTGACTGTTGACCATAAGTTGATTGTCCACCTGGCCACATATTCACGCGGTTAGATGTTGTAATCAGTGACACACGGTCAAGGTCAATACAGGGAGAGAGGGATGATTTCTCAGTCTCAAGCATGATCGACATAGTAAGAGACTTGTTACCATCCAGTTTGTTTTGCTCGTTAATCTTAGATGCAACCATCTGAGGAGCAGTAAACTGGTTTTGCTCATTCAACACAATGTCTACATAAGTGCCATTGTTAATGAAGGAGTTTTGGTCAACCACCGTAGATCCATCACCAACGGATGTAGCAGTAGTGGTATTCAGTCTTGCTGACAGATTTGTATCTGCCATAACCATCGTAGACACCGTAGGTGTAATGGTTTCAAACTGGACATTCTGAGAAGCGTAAACGTCAACACCACCGCCACGAATACCGTTAGTTGCAACACTATCAATGTGTAACATATAGGTATCCAACCATGGGCAGGAGATGTTGGTGTGGACCTTATTGATTTCCGTTAGCGGAATACCATCAAGGTTGTAACATTCAACAATTGCACCAGAAGGGTGCTCAACATCAGCAGTGCCATTGTTACCTCTACCAGAGGTTGCCACTGTGATGACTTGACCGTTACCAGAAATTGCGGAGTATTGAATGATCTCATCTTCAATCTTAAGATAACCCTGATTAAGGTTACCGATTGGAGATCCACCGATAATGGTATGGAATTGAGATCCATCATTAACCTGAATTGAGGTTGCTCCAGCAGTCAAGGTAGTGGTCAGTGTGGTAGAAGGCACTTCAGAGATAATGCCCTCAACCTCAACGTTGTTACTACGTTGGTGCATACCGTGGTTTCTATGATAAACCAACACTTCCTTGTCATCGTTAGGATAAGAAGGAGCAGAAGTTGGGAATGCATCATAGGAGTCACCGCTGTAGTTAACGCTAGTAATCGTTGCGGATGTGCCACCTGGCTCAGACAGAGTATCCGAAACATCGAATGCTCTAGTAATGTAGTTGAGTGTCAGAGTCTGTGTGCCCGTGTCATATGCTGTGACAACACCAGTTGAAGCAGATGTAGATCCACTTACAACATCACCAACCTCAAACGTGCCGTTGAAGATCGCAGACAGGATAATCGTAGCGACAGATTGTGAGGAAGCGATGCCTTGGAATGTATTGTTGTTGGCATCAAGGAAACCAGCAGACCAGATACCATCAATATCTGAGATAGTGATAGTTTCAGGATCAGAAGTTGCATCGAATTCAACAATAGTGCCTTCTGCACCAGAAGGTGTTTGGATGATTCGTGCTCCAACTGTAAAGGTATAGTTACTACCAACAGGAAGTGTGAGAGTTTGCTTGGGTTTCAGAGTCTGGATTGGATTTTCAATCAGTCTATGAATACCATTGTTACCCTTACCAAGCTCAGCGTTGTTAAAGATCGCTGTGCCTAAGTTTGAGGTAAACTCAGCACGATACATGGTAAACTTCAGATCCTCATACTGGTCAGCAGTCCAGGTAGAAGCGTTTTGGGACTTGAAGAGCACACCAGCATATGGTTGCTCAGAGATTGTCCTCGTGCCTGTTACGTCAACGTCGCCCATTCTGGAGATCCAAACGTTATATTCGTTGGAGTCAGACAGAAGCACGAAACAATATTCAATGTTTGACTTAATGTAAACAGGAGATCTGAATGTAAATCTTGTAGGAATACTTGCGTTTTCCGACAACTCAACAGTGTCAGGATCGATAGTAGTATCAGAGAAAGGAATGATATCCTTAGTAGGATAACCATTCTCCATGGTCCTGATCTGAATTGAGATAGGAATGTTAGCGTCCTTAGTCCTGAAGAAGATGTCAACACCTGTCAGGAATACGCCGCCTTCCGAATCGCAAATAAAGGATTGTGCAAGAGGGTCATACCAACCAATCTGACGTTGCTCAGTCCTGGTAGTAATAACAGTCCTTTGGTCGTTAACTGTATCGCGGACGATCTCAGCATTACGGACGGCAAGAATGTTTTCTCTAACAGTCTGCAAGGTGCCAGTTGCAGAGTATGATGCGTCTGCAGAGGAGTCCACGTTTCCAGGAGTCCTATCATTCGTATCCGAAGTTGTGACTCTAACCGTCCTTGTGCCAGTTGCCCAGCGGGGGTTTGAATCATTCTTAGGAGAAGGAATGAAGAAGGTGCCTTGTAGGTTACCAACGTTATCAGCAAGGAGACGACGATCTCTCACAACAGCACGAGCGCCAGAGGTCAATCCAAGAAGGACTTCACCCACGTTGACGTTACCGTAGAAGTTGGGGTTGACTGTCTCTGCCATTGCAGTGATGTCAATATTCAGGAAGTTGGTTTGTGATGCATAAGACTCAGCAAGTGCAGCAGCACCAACACCATAAGGGTCAGTCTTGTATCCATCATTAGCAGGAGCAACTAATACTCTTGCTCCAGAGGTCTGACCCACCACAGTCTCACCAACAACGAAAGGTGTCTCGTTAGAGTTGGGATCTTGAGTGGAGGACTTAGTAAGCTCAATAACCTTAGGAGTCACATAACCGCTGACATTGACGCCATCGAAGAAGTAATACATTCTTGTGCGAGGCTTCAGACGGTCGATGTTGAAACCGATGTTTCTGGATCTAATCCAGGGGATTGCTGTTTGTGACAGCATGGTATCACCCAAAGACTTTCTATCAATCTTGGGCGTAACGCGAGTTCTCACGCCTTGACGTGCCTGGTTGTTAACAACACGATAGGTGCGTCTCTCGTGGATAAACAGAGGTTGACGACCCTGACCGTGACCCAATCTACCAAGTCTACGACCACCAGAAGAGAAACTACCAGATCTGTTAGAGAATCTAGAAGTAGACTGGACGGATTCACCAGTCCAGTTGGTTTGCCAACCACCCCATTGGATAGGAGCAAAACCATTCTGGTCAATTTGAAGGTCTCTAGCAACAGCAGAGAAGTCACCTTCAACGTTTTCAACACGAGCAGGAAGACGCTCGATATCAATCCAGTCGTCAGATGCAGGTGTCAGGTCAATACGACCAATGAATGTAAACACGTTGAATGGGTTAACATTCTCAGTCCTAGATGCATATGGTTGGGTAATGATTTCCAGATCTTCATAAGGAAGCATCACCATGTTTCCAGAAGTCTTAACGACGTTACTGGATGCACCCATGTTAATTTGCAGGGGCACGTTAGTGGTGTAGTGCGAAGGACGGAGGTGACCCTCTTTGAAGTCCATGGAGCACTTATAGTCAATGTTGAGCACGTCACCAACAGTGTGGTCGGTGAAGTCATCCACAACATAACCATTCTTCAGACGGTCGAAACCGTTATCATCATAGGTCTTAGTGTTGTCTGCTTGTACTTCCAGCAGAGACAGTGAGGTGTAATACTCAACGTGGGAGAGTCTGGTCTCCAGATCTCCGATGTCCTTCATGGTATAACGCTTGATGATCTCAGGATAGATCAGGACATCACGCTCAACGTCATACACATATGGACGCATCTCAATCGTTGCGAGAAGCATCGCATTGTCAATCTTATCAGGATGAGGAAGATCCTCAGAGGACACACCTTTAACAATCTTCAGTTGATTGTCATGTGTCAAATACAACTTGTCTGCTCTAGGAAGGTAGTAGCAGTAGTCACATCTAAATTCTGTGTTAACCTTAGGAATGTCAAAGATGGTAGATCCACCGACACCACCAGAGGTATCAAACTGTCTAGATCCAAAATCAAGCGAAGCACAATTCACAAAGAAAGGTGAAGTAATCGTGCCTGATCCAGATGCTAATTCACCGATGCCAGGACGGAAGTCAATCTGGTCACGGATATAGTTAATCGATCCATCCAGTTTATACTTGGGGATTTCCTTATAAAGGATACCAGTGTAAGACTGGGAGGAGAAGTAGTCGCCTGAAGACTCATGCAAGAAGTAGTCAAAGACCACAAGTATCTTACGGATTGGTGGGGAGAATCCAGGAAGACGAGTCAGTTTACAAACATCATAGAAATGTGCTTTCTGACCAGACTCTAACTCAAACTGAGTTGTGATAACTTTAGATCCCTTAGAAACAGATCCTTCAGAGTCATCGACAATTGCCTGCAGAGGAGTGCTGTCATCATCAACACCATCAATGGTCTCACCAGGGATGAATGGAATTTCGTTAAGTGCAACAAAGTATAGTCTCAGTGTGCTGTTAACAAACTGGATAACTCGACCACGAGCACCAGAGGTCTTACCTACAACAACTGATCCGTTATCAAAGAAGGTAGATTCTGACAACACCATATAAGGTGACTCAGCGTCACTGTCATTTTCAGACTCATATACAGCATGAATCTTATAGACATCATTCAGTGCGAATGAAATCTCTTCATCCTCAATACGAGTGCCATACAGGTTACCATATGCCAAACCATACTTAGTCTGGTCATTGTTAACTCTTGTGCGAGTCACCTTCATTGCACGCATCTTAGCGGCAGTCTTAATCTTTCTGGTGACGATATTCTTAGAGATAAGAGCAGTCAACTTAACAGTGTTGACGTTAGTCAAACCAGAGATGGTAATAGACTGTGCATCAGCACCGAAGGTAACAGTCAGAGATCCAAGGTCATTGAGGTTATCAATGTCAAGGTTATCACCAACGTTATATGAAGATCCAGACTCAGCAACAATCGTCAACACATAGTTTTCATCATCGAGTGATGCAAACTGCTCTGATTCAGGCAGAGACACAGTAACACCACCAGACACAACGGTCTTGTTAGCGAATGTCCTGTAGACAAAGAATGATTCGTCAGAGATTGACTTCATCGATGTGCGAGGTGTGTCAATAGACAACTCACCATTCTGATAGTCTTTCTGGAAGATGAAAGGACGCATCCTTACCATCTCAGCATACTCACCATCAGCATTGCCACTACCCTTCTTGAGGGTGGCATCCATAACGGCGGTTTGGTTGAGGTAGTCAAAGATTGGTGTGCCACCTGTAGCGATGTTACCTGTGTTGGTAGCGATCGATGTGGGGTCAATTCTCTTAATTCTTAAAGTGTTGCCACCATTCAGACCAGATGCAGTTGTAGTGACAACATCACCAGGACGGAGATCCTGTGCAAACTTGGTCCTGAAACCTGTAGCAAGAGCACCCGATCCACTTACAGTAACAGTAGAAGACTCAATAGAAGCGTTGTCATTGAGCAACCAGTTTGCTGCGAATGTTACAACGTTGCTATCATTTCTACCGATACAACGGCGGACATCAGATAGGTTATAGGTATGTGCTGCTTCCAGTGTGCCAATAACACGACCATCTCTTTCAATAACTTCATTATTAAGGAAGAGACCAGAGACCTGCTCTAGTCTGCAGTTAGTGCCTGATCCTGATTCAGCAACGAAACCACGAGCACCAGAGGTGCGACCTCTGAGCACATCACCAACAGAAACAGAGTTGTTACCAGATGCAAAGTTGATAGCAGTAAACATCTGTGGGTCAAAGAACCACATGTCATACTGGTTTGCTTGATCAACTTGGATCTGGACGATACGAGCACGACCGATTTGATTACCGATGATGCTGTTGGATACGCCAGTATTCCAATCATCATACATTTCGATAACTTGGTATGCATCAGACACACCCTCACCAGTTAGGTTAGGCCAACCATACTGATCGTAGACCTTAACAAAGTTACCAAGTCTGAAGTGGATAATACCGTTTTCTACACAGGCAAAATCTCTAGGTTTGGGGGAGTCAATATACTGAGGTGTCAGGAATTCAGTCCTGTACCCTTTCACGTACGCTCTACCAGGAGAGATCTCATAAGTTAGGAGATCATCTGTAGGAGAATTGTTTTGCTGAGTCGTCTGAGCAGGAGTGTAGACCCCGTTGTTAAAGCCATCATCCAGACACTCTCTTGGTTTAATACTGAAAGTGTCGATAACATAGTCGCCAGACTCTTCGTAGGTCCGACGTGCCATCGACTTCTCAAGCTCTGAGTATGCAGTATGATCAACAAACTGCTCAACTTTACTATTATTGATTCGTAGTAATTCAACGAAGTTTTTGTCAGTTGAATCATTGATTGCCTTCTTGACAAGAGTGGTCTTAATCTTAAATCTGTGACCGCCAGGTGCTGAGTAGTTTGAAGTGCCTGCAGCGTTGTCATTCAGTGACGGATCGTCTTCTGGAGTAACAATAGACTCACTAACTTCCAAACCAACCCTGTAAGAAGGGTTATTGCTATATTGCTCAAGGATCAAGTTTGCTGATTGGACATCAACAAAGTGACCTCTAATAAAGTACACACCATTGTTAATGTATGCAGCAGATGCAACCGCAGTAGAGTCAACGGGTAGCAACTGTCCAAATGGTGATCCAATTTCGATCAGTGTTGTGCCGAAAGTAATCTCGTTTTCAGCAAGCAACTGCTCGTTTGATTGGAATCCTTTAATGCTGGTATCAGAAACTGTGTCACCAGACTCAATATACTTAACGTATATCGTAACGTAACCACGCTCAGATTCTGAAGCAGGAATTGAATACAAGACCTTTGCTTTCACGCCAGTCGTGATGCCCTCAATGATCTGACCGTGAAGTTGTGTCCTATAGGTTTCAACATCGACACCCAGGAAGGATTGTTGCAGGATGATTGCCTGCACATTCAGGTCATATCCGACCTGACCAGGGATAACCATCGCACCTTCTTTGAAGAAGTGTTGACCGATGGATTCAATTTGATTCTGGAGAATCGATTGCAGAGTCGTTAACTCACGCGCTTGGATAGGATACCCAGGGCGAAATAGCACTCGGTAGAAATTCTTGTCCTTATCGAAGTCGTCGAAATAAGGAGCAATATTTAGATTGGTATTCTGGGGCATCGTTTAGAACTCTACTACGATCTTAATGTCTTCGATTTGGTCACCAGCACGAGTGATAGCGCCTCTATTATCTATGTAAATAACCCGACCTGAATTTGGCTCAACCTCTGGTTTTGCATAACCGTTGGTAAAAGACATACCCAAGTCATACTCAGTGTTGTTAATAACACGAGTAGAGGATCCTGATACAATTGGGAAGTTAATATCAGGGTCGGCAGATGCACCAGATGTTGCACCCACGACAGGGTTACCACCCTCAAATTCAATCAAACTACCAGTGAATTCAGGGAAGACACCATCAATTCTATTCTGGTAATACTTAAGCACTTTGGTTGTGCTATTCCATGAGATCACACGCCCACGGGCAGTCACTTGCTGACCACCAATCGTACGAGACTGTGTGATAATTTCGTCAGTAGCAAAGTTACCTGTAAAGGTAGGAGCAAAGATCACTGACTTTGTGGCGGACAGAGTAAGATCTGCTGCCAATTCTGTTGTGCCGAATTTGTTGGGGTTGATCACCAGACCAATACGACGGTAGTCGTTATCAGTTGGGAAGTCACCACTACCCTCAGCATAGGTAAACTTGGTGTTAATCATGACGCGATATCCACCCATCTCTGTCCCTGGCTCAGCACCATGACCGACAGTTGGAGGAATGATCACTTCAACGGTGCCGCCTGATCCTGCACCTGCACCGATACCGTTGACTTCATCGATGATGACTTTACCGAAGGTGTATCCTGATCCACCCGAAGTAACAGTAGCAGATACAATGCGACCCCCATCGACAACCAGAGAAACACGACCGCCAACACCATCTCCTTTGATAGGCACATTCTCGTAGGTTCCATTGTTATACCCAGCACCAGAAGATGAAATAATAACTGTATCAATCTCACCACCGATTGCATCGGACACCACAGCGGTGTCACTCAGCACAGGCATATACTCATTGGAGAAGAATTTCAATACGAGACCCACAGGGATCGTATACATATACTTCCAACGATAACCGTCAGCAGTGGTAATAATAGAAGTTGAAGTACCCGTAGGCTCAACAGTAGAAGGCTTACCGTTAGGATCACTAGGGGATGTCCCGTTATAGATGCACTTATAGACTTGATACGATGAGTTAACAACGTAAAAGTCTGCATCATAAAGTTTGGTAGCACCAGAAGACGCGGTTTTAGTTGCGCTGTAGTCATGACGATACATATCATAAACATAACCCAAGCCACCAGTGGTTTGCTCAGGAGGAATCCAGTCAGTCCTACGAATAACTTGAATAGTATCATTCGCCAGCACCCGCTTCATTGATATCATGTCAGCGAAGTCATCGCTAAACTCTTGGAAAGAGTCTACAGGATCGGGCGCTGCATTCTCGTTATCCCAAGGTTGGGGACGACCGATGAAAACATACAGACGATCACGACTACTTCCAGCTTCGCTATCAGTCTGAGCAGGATCGGGTCCTTGCAGAGACTTGATAAGTCGGCTGGCAGTAAAAATTCTAAATTGGTCGGTTAGTAGCGCCATTTGTTACCAATTATCCTATAGATTTATTTATGGGGTTAATACTCACCCTCATTTCTGAGGAAGTTGTTATACTCAACTGCGATGATTCTTGCTTGGGCACCAGAGGTGTTTCCTTGCACTGTCTCACCAACAGCAAATTTGTAAGTTGGGTCATTATCTTGAATCGACTTAACATCTAGATAGAATTGACCTGTCTTAGGTCCAAGTCTTCTATTTGTCGTTGTTGCAGCAACACCAGATGTTTGTCCAGTAACAATCTCTTCACCACCTGCAGATGGGACAAAGAATAGAGATGAAGTAATGTATTCAATTGTAATAATACCAGTGCTGATATGGGCATCACCATCTCCTAAAGCACCTGCAGACTGGATAGTAGCAACTAACTGGTTAGGACTACCATCATAAATCTGATCACCAATCTGGAAGAGCGTGGTGTTGGTGCCACCTAATTCTTCCTCAATACCATATTTAGACGAGGCAATGCCCCCATCTAAATTAACTTGGTTTTCATAATCTGTGCCGACATTCAAAATGTCGGGAATGCCATCTCCAAACTGCTGCACACCTTCAGCATCAACAAACTCCTCATCGTCATCTTCAAACCTTCTGTTTTGAATGACTGACAAAGGTGTAGTAAATGCAACAATTTCGCTGCCTTCTGCTTCAATCAAAGTATGTGGTGCAACACCAGTGCCACTTGATCCAGAAGTGCCTGCAAAGAATGCAATAATCTTAGACTTCTCACCTGATCTGCCAGCATCAATAAATGCCAACTCGTCAACCTGGAATGTCAGATATAATGCTCTTTCAGTCTCATCCCAATCATAAACGATAGCGACTCTGTTACTTGCAGATTCAATGACACGTCTAACTTTATCCGTAACTTGGAAATCATAAAGCGTGTCTCCAGTACTAGGATCATTCTGGAGAGTGTCGAGAATGACCTTCTGGTCAAATCTAAAGTTTGTGCCCCTATCACATCCAATAAATGATGTGTCAGTTTTACCTGTATATCTGACAACTTCTCTACCGAGAAGAAATTTACCAGATCCAGGATAAGGTGCAGTTGACTCAACGTGAATGGTTTCATCACCAGTGCCAACGTCAGTCAGAATACCTGACAAATTGTAAACAACAGAGTTTAGAGACTGTCTGTTTCTTGCAGTCTTGATCAGGTTTGTATCTCTAGTAAAGATAACCTGAGGAGCATTTACATAACCATCACCACCTGCTAGGAGGTCAATAGATGTAATAGATCCAAGATCAATAAATGCCGAAGCACTAGCACCAGATCCACCACCACCAATAATTTGAATTAGAGGAGGATCTTCAAAGAATTCACCAGGATTGGTGAGGGTAATTGCAGTAACTTTACCGAATGGATTGACACCAGCAACACCAGTTGCACCTTGTCCACCACCACCTGAGATGATAATGTTGACATCTTCTTCAGTATAGTTTCTGCCAAACTCTTCAATAGCAAGACCTGTAACCAGACCTGTAATAGGCACCAACTCAGATCCAGATCCACCACCACCTTTAACTTCTGCTGCAGCGGCAAAGTATTCATCACCAAACTGAGTCATCTGGATGAAGTCAATAGCACCGTCTTGCTTCAGGAAGATCTTTCCTTCAGCGGGGACAGTTGCACCATCATCAGTAATTTCCAGACGCATGGGATCATACCCTTCGCCAGGATCAAGGACTTCTACAGCAGTGATCTCACCCAGACTGCCATCGATGACTGGTCTAAGCACAGCATCCCTAATAGGAGTGCCACAATTTTCAATACGAAGTCTAGGGGGGTCAGCAGGATCATACCCACTACCTCCCGCAGTAACATAAACTTCTCTTACCCCGAATATACTATTAAATACGGGAAAAATTGAAGCACCAGATCCAGGGACTGTTCTTGTCATTAGACAACCACGATATTACCGACCATTCCAGAGTGAATGGTGCATTGATAGACATATGATGTGCCTGCTGCAAGCGTCATAGGCACGGTCCAGTATTGGACACCAGATTGAGATCCACTCACACCAGCAGTTACAGCAGATCCACCACTCGTCTGTCTCAGAGCAAATGGGTGAGCCGTAGTAGTGGTGTTGTTGAATCTATATGTGAAACCACGATAGACATAGATGGTTGGGTTTCCACTTCCATTCCATCCATTGTTGGAGAAGCTATATCCAGTACCTGTGCTTCCAGAAATCTCGAAACCAACAGCAGCAGATGCAACCGCTTCAATCTCACCGTTTGTATTAGTGATGAAACTCTGATTCTCTGATAGAGACTGACCACTAGCAAGAAACAATTCAGCAGCAACACTAAGTGTGCTACCAGAAACAGATGTAGTAATACCGTTTCCACCAGCAATAGTTGCTGATGCTGAAGTAGATCCAGCAGTGATTGTGCCAGTGTCTCCGCTGATTCCACTAAAGATATTCTGGTCAGCGTTAGGTGAATCGTTAGTAATCGTTAGATTATCACCAGAAACAGCAGTGGAGATCCCAGTGCCACCAACAAGATTAATAGTAGCAGTGGCAGAATTAGCTGTTTTGGATCCCGAATCAGATCCGACAGTCGCGAAAAGGTTTTGATCAACATCTCCCAACGCTCCTGTCATGTCAATTGTTAACGTATCTCCAGCAATGGTCGTGGAAATGTTTGTGCCACCAGCCACAGTGAGCACGTCAGTAGGAGCAGACGCAGTAGTAGACCCCGTATCAGCATTAATACCCTCAAATAAATTTTGTGTAGTGCTGCCACCACCAGATGCAGTAGCATCATTGTCTGGATACCAGTTGCTATTAGCAGCAGACCACTTGAGGACCTGACCATCGGAGGGACCACCACCAACTGTCATGTCAACATCGTTTAGCTCACCGATACCAGATCCAGCATCAATCAGTTGGACCCAAGCACCACCATGTGCAAAGTATCCATGATTCTCAGCATGGACATGTGCAAACATACCATGATGATCTCCTGCAGCAGGAAGATCTGCTGTTTCGGCAAAATGGTTTGTATACTTTAACTTACCATCTGTGCCATCAATATAGGTCAGAGCACTTCCAGTGCCACCTGCCCAAAACTTAATATCACCGCTACCATGAGGTTTGATAACTACATCACCATTAGATGTAGATCCAATCTCAAATCCACCAACGTCTAAATTTGAAGTTAGCGTGTCAAAATTTCCCTCAGCAAATTGAGATCCATTCCATTTCATTAATTGTCCTGCGGAAGGACTTCCAATATTCACCAACAGGTTGGTGTCATTACCAAGAGCGGTATATAGTTCGTCAATAACGCTATTCAGTTTGATAGCACCATCTCTGAGACTATCACCTGTCCCGTCGTTTGCTGACGATCCAATACTAAGATTCTGTTTTGCCATGGTTGGTAGATTTCTACAGTGTTATTTAGGTGCCATCGAAGGTTTGTGCCGTAGAGTCAAGAGTGCTCTGCGTGCTATCGAATCTATTATCGGTAGATCCGCTTCCACCGCCAGATCCAGTAACAGTCAATACTGCTGCATTGGAATCAAGTGGTGAGTTTTCTGCCTGCTGTGATACTCCAAGAGGACCGACGATACGACAACGGAATCTGTATCCCGTCATGTATGCAAGGGTGCTGAGTGTATAGGAGTTTGTAGTTGCTCCTGTAATAGCAGCGAATGCAAAACCACCGTCTGTGGAGCGATACCACTGATAAGCAATAGGTCCGTCTTCTGGACTGATCGCTGCCTGGACAGAGAATGTTGCTGTTTCTCCTGGGTTTGCCGTAGCATTCTGAGGTTGTGATGTAAATACCAGAGTTGGAAGTACTGGTGGTCCACCATCACCACCGCCACCACTGGGTGGAGCAACAGGTGCTTGTAATGTAAAGTTTGTATTGATAGTCTCCCTAGTGGAAGATCCAATCATGTATGGAAACTCAGGATGATCAATATCATCTGGGTCTACAGATAAGAAATATGCATAGGTGCCACCCTGGAATTCTGGAGTAATGCAAAATCTACCATTATGAAGGTCTAGGTCACCCGTTGCCTCAACATACTCCCAGTCCTGCACCAGAGCGCCTGCAGGGGGGTTTGCGATGGTGTTACCATAGTCAGGTCTACCTGCTGCCTCAACTGATAAAGTTGAATAGGAAGACTGCATAATTCTGGGAGTAGTCAGATTGTCCCATGGAGATGAATATGCATAAGGTCCATAGATGGGGAATCCATCAAACGCAATACCAACGATCTTAGAATGACCGTCAGGATGTCTCAGGTTGTCACCGTTATATTGTGTGCTTCCATAATAATCGTTGTATCCTGCCATCGAGGACCCTGCTCGCCAGCAATCTAAGAAGTGTGTATCGTGATAATGATACTGACCACTTTGCTCAGGATGTCCACCACATTCATCATCACCAAAATCTACAGGAGATTGTGGATAGTGGGCATTCCAACTGAATCCTACTGGGGGGTTTCCACCAGCGCCAGCAGAAGGGTTAAACAAAGCAACGCCATTAGCGGCAATACCAATAGTGCCAAGGGGAGTTGCGCTTCGACCATTTCGTTGATCATAATACTCATAGGTGCCGCTAGTTAGAGACTCTTGGTCTCTCATAATAAGGTCAAGTCTATCGGATGATGCTAACCAACACTCATCTTCGATGGAGGTAAAAGTAGTGCCCTTATAAAGGAATACTCTTTTAATACCATCACTGAAGGTAAACATAAGTCTGTCACCCACCTGAATCTCATTGTTAAACAATGAGTTATCATTACCAGAAATGACTATAGACCTAATGAATCCGTCTTGATTCCAAGCGTTAGTGTCGAATGTGCGACTAATACCAAAGGACCCACCACGGTAAGTAAAAGCATGATCGAAATCTTGCTCCGTTACTGTGTTTGGGTTGTTGGCATTAGGAAACGTGCCAAACCCTACAGGAGACGGAAGACCGTCCGCCTCTACTGTAAGAATGTCAGTGGCATCGTTATAACTTGCGGTTGCCCCCATGGTTTTACTTTTATTTAGATGTCGTCGAAGATTTGATCTGGAGTGAAGTTACTGATCACAGTAGCACCAGTCTGGACCGTGAGGATAGCAGACAGTGAGTAGACAGGTGTAGCACCTGCAGCAGTGATTGCAACTCTGTATTCGTCACCATCGTCTGCCTGAGCGGCATCGTTGGTGTTGTATGTTGACTGGTTAGCACCGATGATGTTACTCCAGGTCTGAGTGCCGTATTCCTTCTTCTGCCACTGGTAGTTGAGTTGCTGACCGTTGGTGACGGTAGCAGCAACCGTGAAGGATGCAGTCTGACCTTGGTTAACTGTTACGTTGACAGGATCTTGAGAGATCGCAATCGCGCCAGGATCGATTGTATTTGTTTCACCGTCGATTGCCTCGTCAGCGTTGTAGATATCTCTACCACCGTTAACAGGCGTGCCTGAAGGATTAACAAAGTCATCTGGGACCTCGCTATCGATAGCAACGATTGGTTGCAGGTAAGAAGTGCCAGGGGTCTTCACGTCAATGCGTGTGATACCCATGAGTGCCTTGATGCGACCATCGAAACCAGAGGATGAAATCACGTCCACGTTGGGGCGTGAGGTGTAACCATCACCAGAGTTGGTGAGAATTGCAGTCTCCAACTGACCAGAGCGGATCTGGGCAAGTGCAGCAGCGTTACGACCCTTAACGGATCCTGTGTATTCAAAGGTGATCAGTGAGTTGGAAGATTCGATCAGAGCAACGTCACGAGCGAATTCTTCACCATCAATCTCAAGTTTGTCACCTGCTTCCACAGGTGGCACAACGGTTGCAGCGATCACGTCAGTGTCAGATCCAATGTAGGAGAATCCAACAAAGGTTGATCCTGCGCGAGGCACTTCAGCGAAGATGATTCTAGATCCGACGATCTCGTATGCGACGCCAGGTTCTTGAATAATACCGTTGAGTGAAACGATGATGTTGTTTTCTGGGCGAATCACGTTAGACGAAACACCCTCAGTCAGAGTCAGCGAGTAGAAGAGACCTTCACGTCTGAGGTTGAAGGACGAGCGCAAGGAGTCAAACTCGAAGCTGATATCGTCCATCTGACGGAGTTTACCAACGTAGTAACCAACGAATTCAGATCCAATGTCAGGTGCCTCAGAGAAGTTAATCTTGTCGGAGAATGCGACATAGGAGTTGTTACCACCAGGAGGTTGCAGGATGCCATTGACGAAGATGAGCATGTGACCAGCGGGATCTGGGAAGTATGCTTCACCATTGCTGATCGTGATATCAAACTGTGTTTGACTACCGTCGAAACCACGGAAGTAACGATCAACACGACCCTCAAGTGTGCGTGCGCTGGAGACTGCACCACCCCAACCGTAGTCAGAGGCGACGGTCATGTTGTTAAGGAAATCGCCCTTAACATTTTCCAACCAGACGGTTGCTGTGATACCCTGCTGATTGATAGCAGCCACGCGCCCGTAAGAGTTGTATGCAGTGTCAGTGTAGGAAACAACGTTAGCGTAGATGCTTGGGAAGTTAGATCCAAGATCAAGTTTACCGATGTTATTAGCACCTGTAATGACATCAGAGATGTCAGTGCCTGTGCCCACAGGGACCAAGTTACCGATAAACAAGCGATGGATGCCATAGTTTGGATCGGTAGGATCTGCGTTGACCCCGTTGATATATTCTGTGACCGTGGCACGGAAACCAGGATCCTTCAGTGTGGTGCCCTGCAGGAGGACGATCTCATCACCCACTCGGAATGTATCAGAAACGCCCGTGTCAACGATTGCAGTGCCAAGCTCCAACTGATAGATGTTGGTGCCGTGGATATACTGGTTAAGTTGAATCTGTGTGCCCGAGAGACCCTTAATTTCGAGGATGTAGTCAGTGACGCTACCGTAGATGATATCGCCAGCATCCCATGCATCTCCGATGGTTTCAACGTCAATCGTAATACGACCACCGTCATTACCCGTAAGGGATCCAGACTTATTGAGGTATCCGTTAGCGTATGCCTCAACAGCAGAATTCTTATCAAACAACCAATCGCCTTGTGCGAATGATCCTTTCTCGACGTTAATCAACATGCGAGAATCGAAGGAAACAACATCAGCAGTTGTGCCGCTGTCATCACCAACCAGGGTATCGCCTACGCTAATAACGCCTGCGACAGAAACCAAGTTGACGAAGTTTAGACCGTTTGAATCAGTTGTGCCAGTCTGTAGACATTGACCATTGATTACTGGGTTTCCATTGACTCTAATAACTTCACCGTTGATGAAGTTTTCATAGACGCCAAGATTTGTGCTGACGTTATTCAACTCGAAACGAGTGTAGAGTCTATTGATCTCTGCTTGGTTGAGCGAGACGCTACCAATTTCAGAAGAGGATTCCGAAGTGGTGCCGTAGATAACATCTGCGGGGTTGAATCCACCCTGGATAGGAGTCTGTGAAGGATCTTCTGGGAAGAGAGGAGTAGACCTATTGATACCACTACGTCTGACGACGGAGAAGATCTGCTGACCAGTGTTGGCAGTGTTAACTTCAACTCTTCTAAATCTACCATCGTGGATGTAGTGAGCACCAACCTCAAACCACTGAGGAGTTGCAGTCATCACATACCAGTAAGTTTGATTAGTAAATGCTGCGACTGAAGTCTCAGATGCTGGGATATACTGGAGGATGTCACCACGACGGAAGGAGTTAACGCGGTTAATTCTGACTCTATATTCAGCGCGGTCGAAACCAACGGGGACGATAGGAGTAAGAGTAACCAAAGCAGGATCGGTGTTGTAATCGAATCCTAACTCATACTTGGTATTGATGTTAACTGCATCGCTACTTGGGACCCAAGTAACGCTACCTTCTGTTGGGAAGTTAGATGTTTCTAGTGAATACTCAATACAGTTGATTGAGGAGTCAATGATAAATTCAGATGCCTCACGGTTGTAATCCAAGCGACCATTGATACCTAACTGATAGGTATTGTAGGTTGCCCAACCAGGATCTTCAGTCAACTGATACAAGACAGACTTGACATACTCACGCACGCGAGTGTTTGCGTAAATCAAGTGTGTGCGAGACACATCTTGGAATGCAATGAAGTTGCCCTCACCGTCAAACCAGTTTTGGACCAGTCTAAATGCACCTGCGTTACCACCAGTAACCATGTCATATCTGACTGCCTTGAGGATGTCAGCACAGAAGTCCACTGTCATTTCAGTGGTGCCATAGTAAGTCACAGTCTCATCGAATGCTCTTTGTGCGATAGCATCCTGGTTAAAGAGCAGCATGTTGGCAATTGTCTTGTCGGAGTTTAATCCACCGCCAAGAGTGTCCACCATGATGTCAAACAGGGTGTCGATTGCGGACTGTGGTCCTTCACATGTGCCTGCCTGATAGCTGCTATTTACGTTAGCGTCAAGTCTAGTCGTCCTGAGAATAGTATCTAACTTGTTAACATTACTATTTGCTGCCTCTTCGATTGTATCGATATAGATCTCAAGGAGTGTATCGATAGCAGAAGCAACTTCAGCACAAGTCTGATTCCATTCAGCAGCAGAGTTGTTGTAAGTAACAGTCACATCTCTAACCGCAATATCAGGCGTATATTTAATAGGCCATATGCTAGGTAGAGTGCTAGTGCGGTTTGCAACGTTACTAGGATTGCTGATCGCGTCTGTAACCAGTGCCATCAAAGTATCAATCTCGGTTGCAACAGCATCAGACTCACTACCTGTGTAGGTAGGATCAACCAGACGTGATCTGTAGTATGACATATCACCTGTTGTGTATGCCCATGCTGCTGTAGGCTCGCCTTGTGGGACGGTGCTGTCAGAAGACATTGTGGCAAAACCACCAGGAGAGCTGCCTGCCAGCAATCCACCTGCCTCATAAAGACCAGTGTTTAATCCAGGGGTATTTGCTGCACCGATTTCGTTGCCATCAATCCAAAGTTTGACACGACCAGATCCAGCTCCAACAGTGCCACCAATTCTAATCTCCCAAGTGATCTCATGCTCACCACCATCGAAGTAGTCTGACAGACTAGAAACAGGCACGTCAAGAAGTGCAAGACCAGCGTCAGCAGAAGTGCTTGCACCACCTGCATATGAGTTAGCACCATTACCAGCACGGAGACGGAGGTATGTGCCGCTGTCTCGGATACCGAGGAATGCTCCAGCACCGTTTCCACCAAGCTCCCATAGGACGCCATCAGAAGGTGTGCCAGCAGGAAGTATTGTTACACAACTACCGACCATATCTTCATCATTGGTAATACCAGTTGAAGAAGCAGATCCACTTGCAATGTTGTTTGTGCCGTTAGTAAATATGCGAGTAGCGGTGTTGTTATAATTTCCAGCAAGGACGATACCATTATCAACTACTGAATTGCGAAGTACCGTAGTAGGTTTGGGGACTGCCTCAGAGAATGTCTGGACGCCACCGCTATATGCTGCAATGTTAGTGATAATCTGACCACGCATTGCACGCTTCACCAGTCTCTTCGCCTCTTCCAGAATCCAATTTACCTCTGTTGCCAGAGATGTAACGTGGGCGAGAGATCCACCGTATGTTGTATAGAATTCAGATACCCAGTTGATCCAGTTATCTCCACCATACTTAAGGTTGAAGACCAGTCCTCTGAGGATGTCAGTCACGTCATGGACGCAATCGATGCTACCGTTAGCAACAACAGCACCTTCATGTGCATTGACAAAGGTATGAGTATATTGCTCACCTGCAGGAGATGCACCAACGTTGATCGTAATCGTATCAGTGGTATGTGCAGTAATTAATCTAGATGTGGTGTATGCAGGATCACCTTTACGGGGGTAGTAGTTGGTAACGTTGTTACCATCAAGTGTGCATGTAAATCCAATAGAATCAGGTCTAACGGTAACTCTGTTACCTGTAACTAAACCATGACCTGCCATGGTAATGACCATCTCACCACTTGATGCAATGTAAGTTGCATCCGATGGGGTGTATTGCTGACCACCGTAAATTCCACCGTTAATACTCAGTGAAGGATACTGTGTTTCACCTGCCTTAACTGCTTGCTCAGCAATCCAACGAATGTTTGCATCGATAGCATCACCACAATCTGCAAAGATTTGCTCCTTGGGGTTTGCTTCATAGGTGCCTGGATCAACGTTGTTAGGATCGTTGCCAGGGATATAATCTCTACCGAAACCATTTCTCATGGTTATGGTTGCAATGTCTCTAACGAGTTTCATGACAGTGACAGTTGCTTCCCAATCATCTTCGATATGCTTCAGAGAATTATTCTCTGTCTCAACGTAGAGACTTGCAGCATCCCATGTCCTTTCATTACAGTTGTAGTTGAGGTCATGGATAAGAGCATTAAGGATATCCTTAACGTCATCACTACAGTTAACAGGACCACCCTTGATTTGGAATAGGGCATACTTGGACATGTCATTCATTGTCTCGACTGCCTCATGTGCAATCAGATCAATGTTTGCCTTAAGAGCGTTGGTAGCATCCTTATAACGATTCCAGTTAGAAACGCTATCCTGAGGATATCCTTCATCATCGATAATGATGGTATCATCTCTGTATGCGCCACGGGCAGTAAACAGAGGTGTGTGATAATCATCTTGTGCCCATGCTGCGATACCAAAATCACTAGCAACCTCACCAGGGGAGAGGAGCAAGTTGTTAGCTGCTTTCTGTGTGAGATACTTGGCATGATGGAATGCGTCAAGCATTGGATTCAACTCATGCTCAACATGGAGCACATTATTTTGATCATCCAGATACTTATCAACGACTGCTTCCACGTTGTATGTGCCACCCGTGCAAAGGTCAGCAATCACAGCAGGGAGAATGAATTGCTTAATATCTCTCTCGCAATATGGTTGACCATAACCAGGCATCACCAAGAATTGTGTGACAGTGCCGTTGAGGTCAATCTCATACTTATCGAGAATGTATCCAGCAACTTCTTCTGCGATATAGTCGCGGTTTTTCCAGATCAGGACACCACTGTCTCTGAAGATATCAGGATTAGGTGCAAGGACTTCCAGCACTTCACGACCCAGTTGATCAAACTCATCCTGGATGGATTGAGATGCAGGAGATGCAAAGTTGTTGGGAAGTCTCAATCTGTTTGTATAGGTGCCAGACAGATCTGTGTCAGTTGTAGTAATTACATACTTACAAAGGACGAATGCCTGATCCCATGCATACAGAGTTTGCAGAATCTCGTTACCAACGTGCTTCAGTTTGCCTGATGCCTCAAGGTAAGTACGAGCGGTGTAGAGAGAGTTGTAGTTGCCACCGTCTCTCAAGTCCTTGACAAGAGCGCCGATGATGTAGTCTTTAGTATCCCTGATACACTTGTTGGTGCCACCATAACTACCTTCGGCCACGTTGTTGCCTGGGATGACAAAATCAGGGAATGCTGCTTCCATTCTACCGACTGCTTCTTCAGCAATCCAGGCAGCGTTAAGGTCGATAATATCAGCACAGTTTCTGTGATCTGATCTACCAAGATCAACGTTTTCAATGATTGCAAAGTTTTGATCGTAGTTAAGTTCCTTGACAGCAGCAGAGGAGATACGCTGACCAGTGTAGATAGCATATGTTTCCTGATTATCAATGACGAATGGTTGCTCACCATCAAGACCAAACTTGACATACTGGTTAGAGTAGTCGATCTGGGTGGGAGGCACGAATGCAGTATTGAAGTCGGACTCTCCATTCTTAACAACCACGTTGTCCATATAACCGCCAAACTGGTTGGCAGCGTTAAAGTCAGCACCGATGTAGATGGCAGCGTAACCGTAGTCATTGGTATCAGCGTAGTTACCACCAACCTGCACGCCATCGACATAGAGTTGCAAGACGCTAGTAGTCCTGACAACTGCAATGTGATGCCAGTTGTTAGCAAGCAGCGTGCCACCAGTCAGCAGTTGAGACGTGCCGTTATAGACAGTGATTGCACCATTGGTTTGGAGAGTAATTCTCAAACCAGAGGCAGCAGACAGACGACGGAAGTCGAATAGATGCTGTGTGGTGAGAAGGTTATCTGCTCTAATCCACGCTTGGACGGTAAAGTCTGCAGTGTTACCGAAGGAGAAGTCGTAACTATCTCTAGTAACCAGATATCCGTTAGATGGGAATTTGATAGACTTCTTACCGCTAAGTCTCTTGTATTTCTGGACAACACTTAGAGAAACGCCGTTTTGGTTAGAAGTGGTGGAGTTGGTAAGATACTCACCATCCTGGAATGATCCAGTAACGGCATCAGCAAAGATCCATTTCAGACCAGAGTTAGATCCGATTGCTTCAAAGTTTGCACCGCTAGTAACACCAGTAATAGTGTCTCCAACAATAAACAAACCACCCGCACGATCCTTGTATGCAATCTTCGTTGTGCGAATATTTTCGTTAGCAACGAATGTGCCATCGGTGATGCTCGCGAGAGCGTTAATATTATTGAGGTTTTGTGCTGCAATCGCAGTCGTAGAGATGTCTACGAGCGTAGCGATATATGCCTGGACGTTAGCACAATTCTGGATTGTTTCATTTCGGCCTGAGTAGTAATTGGGGTCGAAATACTTGGCAGTTGTGCCACCGCCAGTGAAGACTGCATTATCCAGTGCCTTGACGAATGTATGGGTATATCCACCACCGCTACTAACTGCATTAGCAGAAGCACCAGCCCATGTGTGAGCATACTGTTGACCCTCAGGAGAGTTACCAACGTTAACCGTGATGGTTGTTGCGGTAACACCATGGATAAACAGACGACGACCAGCAGCAGGGTCACTTGCTCTAGGATATGTCTGGGCAGCGACGTTACCATCAGAATCACATGTGAATGATATCGAGTCGGTAGCAATACTTACATAGTCATTAAGCTCAAGACTATGTGCTCCGATGGTCAATGTCATATCACCCGTTGCTGGGTCATAGGTGCCACCAGTTGGGGTGTATTGGACTAGAGGAGATGCGCCAACGTTGACTGTGATTGTAGTGCCAGTCTCAGCACTAATAGCAAGAGGAGTGTTGAATGCAGGATCTCCAGCACGAGGATAGTCGTGGAAGGATGCATCGTTATCAGAATCACAAGTAAACTTCAGAGAGTGTGGACGGATCGTAACGGTATCCGAAGTTGTCAGTGAGTGAGTGCCAATGGTAAGGACCATTTGACCATTTGAAGGTGTGTAGACTGCAGAAGACACGTCGAATTCTTGCAGATCATCTTCACCACCACTGTAGGATCCCTGATATGTTGTAGGATCTTTCAGCATGAATCCAGTGACAGAAGTCCTGGAATTGACTTGATAATAGAGAAGGTTGTTGATTGCCTGGAAGGACAAGTGCATTGCCTTATCGATAGCAGTCAGAGATTCTGCATACTCACCGATTAGACCGTTAGCAATAGGTGCTCCAGCAGCATCGAAATACTTCTTAGTGAATTCGATGATGTTGTAGTTGCCACCCTGAGAAACGTCTTCTGCCAAGGCATCGATCATCAGACCGATGTCACGACGACACTTGATTTGACCAGGAGAATAGGTGCCTTTCGACTCATCAGGAAGGTCAACCAGCGTGCCATTCAGCAGAGTTTCATCAACCACATCATAGAGAGTGGTGATTGCTGCTTGGACATCACTGCAGTTGTCAGTGCCATTGTTGGACTGGTTAGCACCGTTAGTGCCGTATGGATCGTTAGGTGATGGATCGGGATTGATACCGTTGCCATCATAACCACCATGATCTATCTCGCTCCAAGGGACGTAGGTGATACCATCATTAGGTTGACCAGCAGGCACCGTGAAACTAGAAGTCAGATTGTTGACGATTGCCAACTTCATCATGTCTTTTGCTTTTTCAAATCCATAACGAGTCTCAGCAGACTCATTGTTGACATACACAAAGTTGCCATTTACATCAAAGTATTTCTGGCAGAGTTTACGAGTATATTGGTTACCACCACGGAAAATGTCAATGGAGATAGCATCGATATACAACTCAAGGTCACGGATACACTTATTAGGATCAGGCACAGTAAGTGACGTATATTGCGTCATCATCTCATCGTATGCCTTATTAGCAATGTAAGACTTATTCTTTTGAATCAGACGATATGCATCAGAGTATCTGCTCCAGGAGTTAGTGATAACATCACCAGGGAAGTAGAATCTAGGGTGCTTAACAGCAATTTCTGCTTCAGCAAAATCAACGATTTGATCTTTGTTGCCAAGGATCATTGCCGAAGCATCTTTGAATCTGTTGGTAGCAACACCATGGAAAACAGAGGTTGGATTACCGTAGTTTGCTCTGTTGTTGATAACAATATCACCTTCATCGAAGGTGCCACCAGACAACTGAGTGTATTCAACTTCAGTATTTCTAACTTCTTCAAAGTCGAGGAAGTCAGCATTAATTCTGTTAGCAGTATTGTAAAGCTCAGTAGGTGTAATAGAAGATTGTGAAATGTTATCGATGATAACGTTAGGATTAGTAATACTAACCAGACGCTCAAACAGCAGACCGTAGAATGTAGATCCTGGGTTGATAATCAACTCATCAACAGCATCCTGGGTGGCAGGATCAATATAAGGTGAGATGTATGTAATTTGACCAGCAATCTTAGATGATGCTGAGTAAACAAACTCATTAAGTCTCAGATCAAAGATACCAGTTTCAAACTGTGCAGTACCTGAGGTCTTACTAACCACGATAGCGTCAGTGACATTGCCATCGGGATCAATATTAGTTTCTTCAATAATAGCAGTGTCGCCTTCAAGGTTAGTGATAGACTCACCAAACTGGAAGATCGTTTCGCTATTCAATAGAGTAACACTCTGGACAAGTCCTGAGAAGAGGGTGCCACGAGTGATCTCCTCATTCAGGTTGAATGATCCACCAACCAAGTTGATAACATCAATAGTAGTCGTGCCAGAATCGATAACAGTAGCAACAACGTCACTATCTGCACCTTGGACTTGCTGACCTATCGTTGGGAAGATTCCGAAGTTTGGTGGACCTGCCTGACCAGAATACAATTGAATTCTGTAAATTGGTGTAGGAGTAACCTCCAGAGATCTATAGTTAACTCTAGATGCTGGTTTTGGTGCCTCACCAAATACGATCTGTCCACCAACGATGGAGTAAGAAACGCCAGGTGCCTGAATCACACCGTTGATAGTAATCAGCAGTTGATTCTGTTGGACGATAACTTGCTCACCTTCTACAGTAAGTGGGAATTGCTTATCAATACCGTTAAACTGAGGTGAAATATCATCAAGTTTCTTCACGATAGAGGTCAAGATTTCCTCAGAGGAAGTCAGACGCTTTTTACGGAAGAGGACTTCAGTATTGTTGTAATCGGTGTAAATTGGTTGTGCTGCACCGAAAGATGTGATCTGGTTGACGTTGGAGTAGTTATTGATGTTAACTTCCTTCGTAAACTCAGTGCCGACCTTTCTGCCCGAAACATCCTTACCACCAACGATCTGCAACTGTCCAAACATGTTGAAACCAGCAGGGTGGTTGTTTTCAAGGATTTGAGTCTTCCATTTGGTAATGGGGATCTCAGACTTAACAACGTAAGAGAAGTTTTGATAGAAGAAGGAATCTTGGATTTTTTGGACGATTTCGGATGGTTTACCAACATTATCGATAAACTTACCAGGAGTCTTAGTCAAAGATCCAATATTCAAGACACCACGAGCAATACTCATGTTATCGATAACACCAGATGCTTTGGAGATGGATCCAGTGACTTTTTCGCCCATTTTCCAATCACCGTCGTAATCGACGATCTTGAGGATCTTAGGACCGATTTGCCAACCAGTATTGGTAGAAACCTTACCAGTTGCACTTGCAAGCTCAACTGCACTACCCTGGAAGACTTCTTCGCCTTCAAGGAAGCGAGATGTCTCAACAACTGCTTCTGCTTTACCACCGAAGACTTCGGTGAGCAATACTTGACGACCACTACCCTGAGTCAAGAATGTGATGTAATCACCTGCTTGTGCTGACTGTAGAGTCAATCCAAAGCGGATTTGGTCGGATTCCAGTGAATTTGCCTGACCAGCGATTGCATAGTAGATCTGACCAGCAATCAATGAAGTCAAACCTGCGCTGGATGGTTTGGGAAGGATACCTTCAGTGCTACCAACATCTTCAGCACGGAATTGGATTTCTGCACCAGTTGTGATGCCGTGAGGGAAGTTAAACTGCAGATAGTTGAGGTCAAGGTTAACAACGTAGTTAAACTCAGACTTCAGCGTGACGATGGGCTCAGAAGAGTAACCAGCACCAGGATTCTTGATAATAATCTCATTGAGTCGGTTATTCTTAATAACAGCAACTGCATCAGCACCTTGACCGCCACCACCTTCAATAACAACTGCAGGAGTTGATGTATAACCAGCACCAGGATCTGTGATCTTGATCTCGGAAAGAATCGACGTATTGAAGAGTTGGAGGTTAACAGGGAAGGTGATTTCGGGTTTCAGGGTGTAATCATGTGAATATCCGAAACCAAACTCATTATTCTTGAGTCTCTTAATCTTACCAATGTTTCTACCTGTCAAGAAGACAGATGCACCACTACCTTCGCTAGGAATGATAACATTTACAGCGCCACCAGATCCAGACAGTGTGGGACCAAGGATACCAGTAATAGCGTCAATATCTACAGTAGCAACGGTATAACCCTTACCAGGATCTGCAACATTGACTTCAGCGATTGCACCAGACCCAGTTTCATCATCTAGAAGGACTGTGACGGTAACTTTACCACCTTCGCCGTCTCCATTAACAGGAACGTCGTAGTAGACGCCAGGTGCGTATTCTGTGCCGCCATCAACGATCTCGACCTTCTCAATTTGACGGAAGGATGCAATATCGGAGATGATGGGCAGTTTCTTATAGAATCCACCAGGAGAAACCAGTTTGATGCTATTAATAGGACCAACTGCTCTGGTAGATGTCGTAGAGTAGTATGAATACTCATTTCCTTGATCATCAGATCCGATCTCAGCGTTTGCACGCTCAGGCTCTCTGTTGAGTGGGAATTTGAATTCAGTATCGCTTACAATCTCACTAATGTTAAATCTACCCTGGTATGGAGTTGTGATAACGTCAATGTATGAGTTTTCACCAACTGGGGAGTCATCTCCAGTCCTTGATGGGTCGAAGTAGTAAGAGATGTTAGTAACATCACCAAGCACCAAGAATTTAACAAATGGAGTGCTTGCACCTGCACCTTGGATACCAGGAGTGCCCTCTCTAACAGTATTGTTGAAGGAATACTCCAGTTTATACTGGTTATCCTGAGAGAATGACAGATAGTAACCGAAGTTGGAAGGATCGCTAAGCTCGAAGTTATACTGGTGATTTCTAGTGAAAATCAGAGTAGGATGCTTAGCATAGATGTTGACGTTTGCAATTCCATTGTTTACAAACGTTGGATCTGACACTGCGGTGTCTCTAATACCAAATGTGAATTCTCTAGATCCAATAACATCATCGATGAAGAATGATCCGTTATATTGAGCACCAGAGAATCCTTCAGTGAAGATAATCTCATCTTCTTTGTAGAAGTGTGGAGAATTAGATGTGCAATAGACTTTATCAGTCCTAACGCTGCTAGCAAGAAGAATATCTTTCTCAAGACGTGCAGTAACACGAATCTTCTTAACAGATGCAAAACCAGAGATCTCTACAGACTTCTCATCTTCTGACAGAGTGATATTGTTGGTGTTGACACTAACAACGTCATTAGGAATGAAGTTTGATCCAGGTTGGACTTCTAAGATTTCAATACTATAGTTGTTACCTTGATCATAAGGCATCAAACGGGTGTACTGACTGATTGCCTCGTTAGTCTCAACGAAGGACCAAGTAACAGTGCCGTCAGAAACGTCACCAGTGGTATGAGTAGGGGGAGTAGTTGTAGTAACACCACCGCCACCAACAGCAACCTGATAAACGTTGAGTTTATACCACACACGCTGACCAACAGCATATAGACGATGTGGCAACCACTCAGGCATATCCAGACCAGTAAATTCAGGTCTAGGGAAGGGATGCTCAGTCAGATCAACAGTAAACTTACCTGCATCGTCAATGAATGCCCAGTTAATAACACCATCGGAAACAACACCAGTGTTGTGCTGAGGTGAAATAGTGCCAGATGTGCCAGCACCTTGTGCTTCATAGATTCTCTTTTGGTTGTAGACACGATCACCTTGTGCATATGCAGTTGATGCTGCCCAAGGAGATTCCTCTTCAATAGTATCGAAGTAAGTGCCTTCAATCTGGTTGATATCTCCACCAGGAGTTGTAGTGCGGAATCTATCAGTATTATTAAATGTGCCAAAGATCTTACCAACTCTATACTTGGTGCCAATACCAGGATTCTGCAGAGTGCCTGCAGGGACTTCTGTGATAGTTGCAAAAGCAGTAGTAGTGCCAATGTTGTTAAACTGCTGCAGTATAGAATACTGAGTAAGTCTAATTGGTTGAGTAAACGTAAATTCTTGGACGTTATCAATCTTCTGATATAGAGCATCCCTCATGTAGAATTTGGGGATAACATCAGCAGAGATAATTAGTCTCTTACCACGAGGTGATGGGATAGTAGAAGTCTTGGATGCATACTGGTCATACGCTGAAGATAGTGTATATGTACCAGGGATCAACGTGGAGAAAGTCTGGGACATGTCCAGAATTTGCAGACCACCAGGACCCTCTAACCATGTAGAAATTGCACCTGGAGAAACACTCGTCCAAGTCATACCGATAGTATGATCGGTGAATGCAATATCACTATACTTGTTAAGACCAGTCAGGGTGTAAGATGCACGCTGAGTATGTGCTCTATCAAACTTGATCAGTGCAACATCAGAGTTGGACGTAGTAATTGCAATCTCAGAAGTGGGCACAGTGTAAGAAGTGCCAGGATAAGGTGCAGCATCATCGAGCACAAAGTCGTCGATGTTACCACGGAAACTATTTGCAACTGTTGGAGGACTGGAAGGACCACAGATAACAACGTCATCAAGAGCAACATCAGTAGTGCTCTGATAAGTGATCTGCTGGTTACCGCCAATGAATACCTCATAACGATACAGACCCAGAGATTCTTGACGTTTCTGGACAGTAACATGGACCCATGCTGCAGCAGCAAAGGCATCCCAGTTAGTTGCAGCAACAGAAGAAGCAACCTGAGTGCCATTCAAGTAAAGAATAACCTTCTGATAGTCAGGATCGGTGTTATCACCCTGAATAGTTGCAGTAATTGAGTTGGTATTAGTTGCATCGTTAAAATGCAGCAATGTGGGCTCGTGTGCAGTATTCCATGCTGTCGTATTCATGGACATCCACATTCTGCCACTCCACTCAACAGGGGTCAGACCCAAGTCAGCGATAGTGATAGGTGCAACGTCATTAAACTTCAGAGATCCGCCGTCAAACTTGTAAACAGCAGCATCATGAGTGATATCAGACTGACTGAAGTAGTTGTAGGTGCCAAGATTTTGCTTGGTGGTATCCTCAACAGGATTTTGATCATTACCCATTCTCCAAGAGACGAGCTGATCAGATTGCTGACGGTTGACAGCAAGAATAGTATCACCAGAGTTATCCAGAGCATGAGTAGTTGCTTGGAAACCGATACTCGCAGTATCATCAACCTTAGTTTGATACAGCAGAGTGCCGTCATACTTCATATAAGTGATAACTGAATATCTCTGATTCTGTGCTTCAGTAACGTCAGAAACGAGAGTATAGTTACCCCACTGGTCATAAGAAATGCCAGCATGGTGCATTTCAAGGAAATCACCAGAAGTTGTAACTGTCTTACTCCAATCCCACTCAGTTTGTGCAGTGGAAAGGAGGAATTTGTTGATCTGGATCTTATCGTACTTAGATGCTGCAGAGTTGAAGATATCCCAAGCAACAATGATTGCACCATAGTCATCCATGACCATTGTTGGGTTGACAACACGTCCACCCACCGTAGGAATCTGCTTGATCCAATCCATCTCAAGGTTTGCACCATCGTAGAAGAATTCACCGAAGATCAAGTCATCATTTTGGTCATTAACACCGATAAAGAAGAATCTATCATCGGAAACCATCATGATCTGATGCATTTTCTCGGAATCATCCTGAGATGCAACCTTACGCTTCTCAACCAGATCGCCTTCAATACCACACTGGATGATCCACATATCATCGGGATCAACAGAGTTAGTATCGGTATAACCGCAAAGGTATATACGTTGCTCCTGGTCAAGAGCGATAGAAGTCACAAAGTCTCTTCTGGTGCTACCAGAGATACCAGCAATTGCTCTCTGCCACTGCAGGATACCGTCAGGATCGTTTGCATTGTTGAATCCAGACTCGTATAGACCTAACCAGATGTCTGGGTTGTAGACATCGTTGTCAGGATTCTTTGTTTGGCCTGTAACATATATGAGGTCGTTTTCTGGAGCAGAATTGACCACCATCTTGAGGAATTCAGCCCTCTTCTGGTTAGCATTGGTAGGAATGAGAGTCCTCTCCCAGATCTTCTGACCCAAGTCATCAAACTTGGCAAGGAATCCAGATTCATCACCATCTGTCTCAGTGATCTTACCGCAGATATAGGTATAGCGTTGCTCGGTAACCTTAATATCGTTGACTTGCACGATACCATCTGCTTCCATGTATTCGGTCAACCAATAGCGAGTTTTCTTAAACTGCTGTGGGTGGGAGACACGAATTTGAGGAGGCTCCTCAGGGTCATAACCATTACCAGAGTTGATAATGTTAACACTGTTGATCTGACCAGTATTTTGTAGGACAATCTCTAGTTGACCATCTTGACCAGCAGATGTGATCAATTCAAATGTAGGAGGAATGTCTTCGTTGTAACCAACACCAACCTGGGTTACATTGATACGCTCAATACCAGATACAACTTTAACTTTGAAGTTTTTGTTGGTGTTATCAATGACAGGAGAAGAGTTAAGAATCAACTCATCTTGCTGACGCAAATCATGATCAGTAGAAGTTACGATTACACCATAAGGGCGATCACCGATGATCTCCTTACTGTATGATTGGATAACTTGACCCTTAACAGATTCGATAAGTGCAGAAGCACCAAAACCACCAGTACCTTCATCATCGAAGAAGATGGTGTCATTAACCTGATAAGACTCGCCTGGGTTTTCAATAACGAAACCGTCGATCTGAGCATCTTCAAACTGAGTAGTTGTCTCAACTTCGATGTCAACTCTAGACTCTTCAGAAACCTGAGGGAAGTAATCATAGATTTGTAGAGTTGCCTCTTCAGACATCTCAAGGACTTCTTGCTGCTCATTAGCATCAATGATTCCGTCGTTATTACTGTCCTGGACCTCAAAGATAAGAGGATAACCTTCAATCTCAGTCGTTAGGACATCTGCTTCCTGGTTAGGTTGACGATCAACATCAATATCAACGTTAACATAAGGATCTCTATACCTTACAACGTTTTGTGGAATGTTTTCCTGGGTTGCACCTTGGGTGAAATTCCAAGGATCAGGCAGTGAGTTAAACTGAGGACCAAGGATATATGGGAATTCAGCAACACCTGCTTCCGATGCATCAATAGTAATAAAGTATGCATAGGTGCCATTAGGATACTGAGGTGTCTTACAGAAACGACCGTTATAGTTGTCGAGATCACCAGACTGGAAGTCATACTCATAGTCAGCAACAAACGATCCAGCAGGATATGAGGACAGTGTAGGTCCATCAATACGAGCAGGATTGGGGTTAGTTGCTAGGTCATATACAACGTTATCTTTTAGTTTATATGAAGTGCGAAGTCTCCTGATTCCGCTATTCTGGTCAGTTGGGTCAATGTAACCGTAGGGACCGTAGATTGGGTTACCATCATACGCCCAACCCAGAATAGGAGAGTGCTCATAGTTGGATTCAACTTCTTGGAATTGTTGTGTAACAGCATTTAGGAAGACGTTATCGCCAACCACATAACGAAGCTCTTTAGGATCGCTAAGGTGAGCATATTCACCACCAAACTGGTTATTCAGACCAGTAAAGACGTATCCTCGTGCTCCATCATACCTAGTAGAAAGATCATACTGAAGGTTTTTATTCCACTCAAATACTTGTGGAGTAAACTCAGCAAAGTCGCCAACAGACTCAAGTCTAACAGTGGTAAGACCTTGGGTATATCCAATACCTCTGTTACTGATGTCAACGCTAAGGACTCTACCTTTATCTTCGCCAATAGTGCCGATAACTGCTCTTGCAATAGCACCGAAACCATCGCCATTGATGACAATAGTAGGAGCAGTAGTATATCCACTACCTGAGTTAATGATAGCGATAGAAACAATACGACCATTGATAACAATGGGTTGTGCCAAAGCACCTTCACCAGAGTTAACTCTGATATCAGGCAGGTCTGTATAACCACTACCATTGGCAGTGATACTAACACTTTGAATAGGACCACGGACGTTTGCATTTGCCGTAGCACCTGTGCCACCACCACCAGTAATCGAAATACTAGGTTGTGAAGTATATCCTGATCCTGGTTGCTCAACCAGAATTCTGGTGACACGACCACCAGTAACGATGGCTTGTGCAGTTGCTCCAATACCACCACCGCCAACGATGGAGACTAGAGGAGATTCTATGTATCCGCTACCTTCTGCAGTAACATCAAGTGAAGTCAGACTACCATTAACAACAACTTCACCAGTAGCACCTGTACCGCCACCACCAGCAATTTCCAGAGCAGGTTTGGATCCTGCATCATAATCTTGACCAGTGTTAGTAACAGTGATGCCAGTCAGAGGACCGAATCTAACAAAGTCGCCAGACTTGTATGCCCAGATAGACACACCATTCACCCATGCACCAATTGAGGTGTTTGCTTGAATATCTTGACGCTCAGAGATGGTCTGGACGTTACGGGGGAGACGAATCAGTTTACGCTGGTTACCAGGGATCAGTGCCGATCCCGTGAAAGGACCAACCTTATAATTGGGTAGACCAGAGGAAGCAACATAAACATACTCATCATTAAAGAAGGAGTTTTGGATATTTGTTGTAAACTCGCTAACAACACTGTTGATGGAATTGACATCGGACTTACCTCTGTTAAGGTCCACAGATAGAAGGATATTACCTTCAGGGATTATCTCTGTGGGAGTATTGATCTGATATGTAAATTGGAATGCATCAATACGAGAAGTAACGGTAAACGTGCCATTGAATACAACAGGGTTAGCACCATAAATCGTCACCTGATCAGATACCAGAAGACCATGTGGGTTACCACAGACAACCGTAGCAGTCTGGTTATTAACACCACCAGGAGTGATGCTGGTAACCTGAATTAGTTTCTTAACGTTATACAACCAGGAAGACAGTCTCTCATCTTCAGAAGAAGATCCGAGTTTAGCAACCTTCAGTTTGTCGCCTTGCAGATAGTAAGATCCAGTATCTTCCAGGATCGTTGTACCTGCTTCTGCAATACCAAGCACTCTGAGTTTACACTCAGTAGGTGTATCCTTATTGACATATACAAAGATGTCAGAGAATATAATCGTGCCAGGATCCCAGTCTTCTACAACACCATTCTGTGATCTGGTGCATTCGATAAACTGGTTAAGTGATTTCTCTTTATACTGTACGATCTCCCTATCGTTAATACGGATGGTGCCGTTTCTTTCTGGCCATCCAATCGTGGAGTCAACGGTAATAATCTGACCAGTTGTATTCAACGGCTCAACTAGAGTCGTCTTATAAGGAATGATGAAATCGCCATTGAGGGTCTCCTCAGAGATTGCCAATTCGTAGATAGTGTCCTTACCTTCAATAATGGTAATGACGTTTTCAATCAGAGCATTTGCTGCCCTGACACTAAGGTCAACAGGATCAGCATACTGAATAAGTTGTGAGTCAATCAGATTAGCAGGGTCACCTGAGATCAACTCAGCACGCAGCACCGTATCAACAACCCAGGTTGCAGCAGATGGTGAGATGATTTCTTCACGGGGATAGTAGATATCCACCTGCTCACCAAACATGATCTTAAACAGATACTGTGTAGCAAGCTCAGTACCTTTACTGATGTAAAAGTCACTAATACTCTTAATTACCTGGACTGGATTGATTACAGAATAATCAATCTTAATATTGGGCAGATATTGTCTTCTAAATTTGTCAAAGACTTCTTTGATAAACAAAGAGTCTAGGTTAATGACCGTAGATGCTGCAGGGTGAGTAGACTGACGCAGTGCTGCTTCACCTGCATAGATTTCATTATGAAGGTTGTCATATCCAACAGCACCAGATACACCACGACTACATCCTAAGAATGCAGAAGGTGAATATCCACTACCTCTTTCAATGATCTCATAACCAGTCAGCTCGTTGAAACCAACAGCAACAGATGCTCTTGCTGCTTGAGGCTCAGCAATGAAAATCTTAGGAGGCTCTGTCTCAGAATATCCAGTACCGAAGTTGGTAATGTTGATATCGGTGATTTCGCCGTTAAAGATAGTTGCAGCAGCAGTTGCACCTGTGCCACCAATGGGATCACCGTAAGGATCCTTTCTATCATCAACAATGTATACAGAAGGAGCATCGGTATAACCTCTGCCACCTGTCAACATTTGAATGTTGGTAACGTTACCAGATGCGACAGTAACGTCAAGCACCTGAGCACCAATAGGTTGAATAATCCTTGCTCTAGGTGGGGTTACATACCCTCTACCTCTATTTGTAATAACGATCTCGTAGACTTGACCGTCTTGGTTGATTCTGGAAATTGCCTGAGCATTAATACCACCCTCAGGTGCTGGATCCAGATATACAATAGGAGGATTACTATAGTTCAGTCCAAATTCTTCGACAGCAATACTGTCAATGTTTACACGACCTTCACTATCAATTGTAGGTTGACCAATTTTACAACCACCAGGATTAACAAACGAAATAGCAGGGATAAAGTCATATCCACTACCAGAATTCATAATAGTCAGACTATCGACCTGACCTGTTGTATCATCTACAGTCAGAGCGACTTTTGCCAGTGTGCCACCCGTAGGAGCGCCTACAAGGGCAAGAGGAGGGTTATATGATGTGTAACCCTGTCCACCATCAATTAGGTTGATATCCTTGATACCACTAACCAAAGTTTTGGCAGTTGCACCTACACCTTCACTGTGCTGGACTGTAACCTTAGGTGCAAAGTCTAGTCGGTATCCACTACCACCAGTTTTAGGAATCAGGCGGTCAACTTGACCATTATCGTCAACAGAGACAACTGCAGATGCTCCAGATCCAAAAGAAGGAGCAATATACTCAACAGAGCGAATATGGATATCATCAGCAGCACCCAATGGGAATCTGAAGATAATTTCACTTCCATATACGGTATAGTCGGTATATGCCTCAAGTTGGCGATTGTTTTTCTTGACAATCAGACCAATTGCTGAAGTTGGGGTATATGGTTGTGTATTTACTCTGAGAGGATATTCTTTCTTACCTTGATACTCTTCAAAGGGAATTGCATCAGTTGTGACGATCGTTTGATCGGCATACCCAACCAAATAGACAATTTCAGTGAATGCAGAGTCGTCAGCACCAGATCTTTCACGGGGAGCAACAGCAAAGCGAATTTCATCGCCTTCCAGAAAATAGTCAGTCCCAGGGACCAACATATCATTATATGTGATAACAATTAGGTGATCTGCAGAAGGGGGATTTACAGGAGTGCCTAAAAAGTTAAGAGGGAATTTATTTCTAGTCCCATCAAACAAAGCGAAGGGATTTTCGAGTTGTTGTTTCTTTTTATCAAACTGACCAGGAGAAACACCTGGAGTAACAATAGCATCAGGTCCACGAGTAACAGTCTCGTAGTAGATTACCTCATTATCGATCTGGATAGATCCATCGGTCTCTTTGAAACCATCGATGGACTCAATTCTGATAGTTTTATCGTACAGACCAATATCACTCAATAAGAGTGTGTCATTTGACAATTCGTCTGAGGTATATCCGTCGAGATCCAAATAACCCAGAAGGTTATTCAGGATATCGTAAGGACGACCTGTTTTTTCTTGAGACTTGTAATACTGGAAGAGAAAGTCAACAAATTGTCGATCTTCCTCCCTAATGAATTCTGGGAGTTGATTTTCAACTCTATCCGAAATGGTGATATTCTTGTGTGGCATCTATCTCAGAAACAGGAGGTATCTACTGGATATGTGAAACTATCCGTGGGATAATCAATGATATTTATCCCACTTGGGTCACCGTAATTGTAACCGCTAAAGTTGTTTGGATCGAAGTTGGGGATTGAGATGTCATTGGTCTTCCAATCGATTGGGAAGACGCTAGGATCGAATAATGTGGGATCAACGCCAGGTGGGACTGTGATAGATCCACCATATGGCAATACTTGCATCGGCAGACGCTCTGTGTCGTCTGGCGTGCCTCCAATTGCAATGGGTCCTACACAAACCTGACCTTTTTCATAATCAACGCTACCAACAGCATTATTTAACACAACTTCAACCTCGTCTCTTTTTGTGACAAGGAGAAGATTGCCTTTTCCGTCATCTCTGATGTTAACGGGGACCAAAACTTGATTTTCGTCAGCAATAGACTGGGACGATACAACAGGGGCAGTTGAATTAGTGCCAGCGCCTTGCATGGTCAGATTAACAAGATCTTCAGTGAAACCTGTTGCATAGAATGTGCCAGATTTAACTACGGAGAAGGAAGGATCGCATTTTCCACTGTTTCCACCACCAGCATTGGGATCTTGTTGGCAAGTGCCATCTATACAGATCTGACCTTCAGGACAATCTGCATCTGTGGAGCAAGGAGTGCCACTACCGCCACTTGGACTGCCTGAATAGTTGGATGGGTTGTAAAGTGGGTTTCCAAAGTCAAGACATTGAGTAAATACGTTACCAAACTCAAATTTGTCAAGATTTTGACCGATAGTCATCTGAGTGACACTACCAGAAATTGCAGGATCACTATTATCAAGCATCGAGTTGTATTTCGACGTATCAACACGACCACCGAAGCGATTGTTTTGACCATTCTTGTTAAATTGGTCAACATTACGCAAAACGTCACTTGCTAGTTGAGCGCCACTCTTATTAGTGTTATTCCCGTCATAATAAACGTAAGATTTGGGAATAATGTAGTAAGTAGTGGGATCAATGATCACAGGATCGATTGATGCAACTGTATAAGGCTTCAGATCATTCTTGATCTTTGCTTTTGTCGTCTCATTCAGTTTGTTACCCGTTTTTGGACGGATAGCAACATAGACTTTACCGTAAATGGGTGGAGTAAGTTTCTCACCACCGTATGCGGTCACAGATGCTGCCTGAGGATAGATCTCTGAGACAATATGCTCATAGTCCGTCTCAGTCACTGCTCTGTTTTGAGTAGCGAAGGATCTAGGTGCCCTAAACTTGATGGATAGCGCACTTTCGCGTGCTTCACCGTCTGCTGCAGCCTCTCTGGTGACAACTGCGATGTTTGCAGGTGCAATTGCGCGTTGATCACTGTCTCTAATGGTGCCAATGAAGGCAAAGTCCTTACAACCGTTTGCTTCTTCACCAAAAGTAGTCACATAGGACAGTCTGATGAATTCACCATCGATCAATTTACGCCCAAGGACGCCATCACCAAAGACTAGGCGGTATCTGAGGTCATCAGACTCCTCAAGGTAGTAAACACGAGAGGTGCTGTTGAGCGTAGTTACGTTTGCAGCGAGGTTGTAGGTGTCAATCTCTTGCGACTGTGCGTTAGGAGAGATATCGACGTAAACCAAGGCGGTGTCTACGTTTTCAGTGGGGATAATATAGTCTTGTCTCTTCGTATAGTCAACAGTGTAGTTGAATGTGAGCAAGTTACCCTGATATACCAACACAGGGTCAAACACCGCAATGCCAGTTGAGGCATCTACGGTAGTTTGGAGGTCACGAGTCACACAGAAGGTGTAAGTATCGTTAAAGTTACGGGCAACAAACACATCTCCTGCAGACAATGTGCAGAATTCTGGAAATGTGGTGCCATTTAGCGACTGTTGCGTCTGCACACGGATAGTTACACACGCTCTAGGTGCTTTAATTGACCTAGGAGTGTAATTTAACTGCTTTGCAATGCGGACTACGTTGTCTCTTACCGTAGCAGACTCAAGAAATGCTTCATTCAGCGCCATGTTAGCGTTGAATGCCGTATAATATGTGTTATAAGCGAGGGTATCGATAAGATACGACGCAGCACTACCCTCAAAGTCGTAATCTGTAAACTCGTTACGCGTTCTGAGGTAGGATTTGATAGACTCTTTAATCTCAAAGAAGTCTAGCGATGTTAGTTGTGATGGGATAGCAGCCATTTCAGGTCTTCTCTAAGAGGAATGTTACTTCTTGGGTTATGTTTTC